TAAAATTGAATGGGCTGATTATATCCATATAAGCACAGAAGGAACTATAGGACTAGCCGTAAGAAAATATTGCATCAAAAAGGGTTACCAATTCACCACAGCTTATCACACAGATATTCCCAACTTCTTCTATAAAACATTTGGTTTTGGCCTAAGATTATCCAAGAAATATCTAAGATGGTTTCATAACAAATCAGCCTGTGTCATGGCTACTACCGAACAGAATATACTTATTTTGAAGTCTTATGGGTTTACTGCACCAATAAAAATTTGGAGCAGAGGTGTCGATACTGATCTGTTTGTTCCTGTTGCAAAAGAAAAGTCAGATAGGATTCGTCTGGTCTATTGCGGCAGAGTTAGTCCAGAAAAAGGACTTAATGACTTCGTTCAACTGGATAACCTTTATGAAAAGACAATCATAGGCGATGGAATCTGTTTGGATTCTTATCAGTTTATTCATCCAGAGATTAGATTCACAGGATTCTTACATGGCAAGGAATTAGCAAATGAATTGGCTTCCCATGACATTTTTGTATTCCCAAGTAAATTTGATACATTTGGACTGGTTAATATTGAAGCCATGAGTTGTGGGCTACCAGTAGCTTGTTATGATTGCAAAGGTGCTGGTGAAATAGTATCTGGTGGTAAAAGAATAGGATATGCTTCTCATGATTTGAATTTCGCTATTAAAGAATGCCATGATCTTATTTATAACAATAATTGCAGAGAACATGTTTTAAAAAATTACACTTGGAATAACGCTACTTCTCAATTCTTTGGAAATTTAGTTAGGAAAATATGAAATTTATAGATAGTATATTTGCGGGTTTGACCTGTATTATTTGTTCGTTTCTTGTAATGTCTCAAGAGAATAGTTTTCAAGATATGCTTGAACGATTTGATTGTAATTGCAATATGATGTTGGAGAAGCATGAATTACCAAAAAAGATATGGCATAAAGTTGGTAGTAGAGATTGGGACAAGAATGGATTGGTAGATAGAAAAGAATATGAAGGAATTATTGGTTGGTTCGGGAGGGAATGATCTCTAGGATTTTCTGCCCCAACCTTTTGTACCCGTCTTTTACATCCTTGATTGCATCTTTAAGAGTGCCTCCAACTACCGTAGCAGTTCCCCATCTCTCTTCTTTAACCTTACCAATTTTGAAAATGAATCGGACTTTGAAATTGTGTTCGGTCATATTATATACCTTTATGTTTGAAACTAGATTTATTTTATTATAAGGTTGATTTATGAATTTTAAATTTTGGTTAGTTGAAGAAGAGTCTTCCAATAGGGAATATTGGGGTCCAATTAGTTATGCTACTAAAGAGGGTGATTATCTTAAAATTACAGCTGACATGCTTGATAAGCCACTTTATATTCCTTACAGCGATGAAGTTGCGTATGTCAACCAATATCCTAAAAATAAAACTTTAAATCCACCTTGGAATAAGTATTTCCGTTATTCTGTTGCCCCAGATGGAAAATATGTTGTAAATTATGTTGAGAACAGGGCTGTTGACTGCCTTTGCTATTCACCAAAATACAATGCTGTCTATTTGATTGATAGGAAAGCACCTCCTTTCGGCATAGCCATTCCCGGCGGTTTTTTCGATACGCATGACGGTATTAATGTGAACAATCCATCTGATCCACAGACTATTGGTGCGGTTACAGCTGCTAGAGAATTAGAGGAAGAAACTGGTGCAAAGGTAAGTGCTAGTGATCTTTCGTATATTGGTCGCTTCAGGACAGATGCGTCTGATACAAGAGAAAAGAATTTTTATATCTGGGCTTACTTTTACATCGTTCCAGATGATATGATTCATGATTTCAAGTTTGGTGATGATGCTGGTCAGGCACCCGGAAGCCCATCTTTACAGCGAGAAGGATTAAATGGTTGGTATGAGGTTGATAATATTCCAAATTTAGTTTTCCCACATCATTATGATATTATAAAAACAGCAATGAATAATTTAGTCAATCAAAGGGAAAGTAAATGATGCTGGTTTTCAAATTGTAAAAATCTATTATCAAATCCCAATTGTATAAAAGGCTGCAAAGAAATCGTTGCTGTACTTCCAATACAGGAAAGCCAAAGTTCCAGCCACAATGATTGCTGCAATAATCAATTTATTTTTTGTTTTCATATACTTCCCCCAAAATTATAACTGCAAGTAAAGTTGGAATTAAAAACCTGAGTGCGCCAACCTCTAGCTGTCCATTCTATATAGAGTGTCCTATTTTGCATCCAGTTATAACTCCTGTAATGACTAAAACGCCAAACTTCTACCATGCTGGGATTTGGAGATCGGAACATCAAAATTTTCTCTCAACAAAATTAAATGAATAAGCTAATCCAACTGTAAAAGTCATACTGTATGAAATGCCTCTAAACATATCAGAATTGCTTCTAAAATGCTTCCAAATTAAAATATGACTAGGGGCAGTTTGTTTGTGGAAGGTTCTCATATGTTGTGTTCCCAGCATCTGCTTTTATAGTCTGGTGATACAAACAACCACGAAATACTTGTTTTATAAACAAGAGCTTCACCCCAATGTCTGCTGTAGCCTAGTGTATAAAATTTTGAATACTGACGATCTGTATTCCATGAATTGCTGGATGGGTGGGTCATCCTCTGAAACCCCAACAAATAGAATTGAAATATAAATCCCTTGCTCTGTTATGCCAATGCCTAGACCTCCCGCATCCATTCAAATAGGCTAAAGAGCTTTGATATATAAATCTAGAAAATGGGCTTGATGTACCGAACAGAGTTATTTTCATGCCTTCGACTGTGTGGACTGAAATCATCTCAATCCCCCTTATGCCCACCCACCAAAATTACAACCCAATACGACTTTTTCTCCGATTCAATTTCCCTATTATATGCTTTAGCTCTTGTTACGAAATGCTCAAGATGTGGTTCTAAACTTTCTGTTAGTCTGAAACTGAAAGGCTTGCCAGACTTGAGTATAATTTCAAATAAACCAGCATAAAATCCAAATTGGAAATCTGTATCAGTAGATTTGTTGCCCCATTTGAATATATCTGCAAATTCCCAAAAGGGTGATCCAGTATCAAAAAATTCTCCACTAGGAACTGGTTCAAAACTGTCATCATTAGTGGGCAAGAGATCGTCTAAGGGTATCATCATTCAATCTCCGAAACATAATACGGCAAAGTGTCCCACGCTGACATGGTTCTCAACCCCACAAAATTCCAACTGTTATGAATTCCCCAGCTTAAAAAGGAAGTTTTATAATCCCGATCCCAACCCCGACTTCTAGCACAATAGCTTATTTTGAAAATCATAAAACAATATCCAAAAAGAAAAAGCGCACAAGTTTTAGCCTGTGCGCCTTAATATATCAAGTTTTATTGGAAAGTCAAGCGTTATTTTGCTGAGAATCCCACAATGCAACAACGCCAATTGCTGCATTCAAAGCAGCATTAACAACCTCTTCAGGAACATCTCTATGGCGAATATGTTTGATTTTTTCATCAACATCGGGAAGTACTGCGCCTACTTGCAAATCTGCCTTATTATCCCTGAATGAAAGATATAACTTGTATCCATACTTCGCACTTTCACCATTAGGGCTGGCTGCTAGCACAACACCACCATATGGATCAGTATAAGCGCAAACTTCACTTGTCCACATTCCTTTGTATTTCTTTCCTTCAGAATCTTCCGTAATTCCTAAATGCTTAATATTTTCTTCAGACATGACTTCTCCTTTAAATAAACTACTACTAATTATATAGTATTGAAAATTTATTCCCCAGTCCAATTGTGTTTTCTTTCCAATTCTTCAATTCTATTCGCTAAAGAATGAAAGGTGTCAACAACAATATCTTGCATTCTGCCATGATGTTCTTTATGAATTTTAAACATTTGCCAAGTGAACCAAGCGTTCAGTATGAGTGAGGCGATAAAAAGTCCTATAATTATAGGGAGCATCACCGCCTCACATTGAATCTGTTGAAAGTAAAACAATGTTCCCTACCGCCAAAACCCAATCCATGAGCAATACTGATCCAGAAGCTTTTGCGAACATATTGCCCATATGATGAAAGTCCAAACAAACCTGTCATGTTATAACGAAATAACCCAAATGGGCTACAGTCCATATAGAATACTGCTTGTGGTTTAGGAAATTTCATATCCTATTCCCCCAGCACCTGCTATTTTGGCTCATAGTCCAGTATCTGCCTTCAGAAAAACCGGAGGAAAAGAAATCGTCAGCTCCAATCATAATCATCATCATCATCTTCTTCTTCATAAATGGGGCCACAAAAGAATTCATTATCGAAATGCCGACAATCCTGAAATGGGAGTCCCCATACTATTCCACCGGGCCAGCCACCAAAGTTTTCATTCCATGTTATCTTCCAATAATGACCTCTAAAATAAGCAAAATCATGCCAGTTTTTATTTGTAGCCCAAGATTCATGAAAAATCGTAGAAGAGGTTGAAAACAACCTAATTCTTTCTCCCCAAGGATTTTCATGCCCACTTTCAACAAGCATCCTCAATGTTGGATTTTCATGCGGAGAATTTTTTATTTTATAAATATCAAATATTACAGACCAATCCTCGCAAACATAAAAAAGTTCAATTTCATCATATCCACCTATATGTGGACTGAATCCAGCAGGTATATCATATAAGCTTTTTCTTGGATAAGAAAGTTCTATGTCCAACCTTAGATGTTTATCTAAAGGTTGAACTGGATATTTTTCAAAATTATTTAAACGAATATTTATCCATTCATCATAGCTAATTTCAGAAATTCCATTGCATTTAAGTATCATATCCTATTCCCCCAGCATCTACTATTTTGGCTCATAGTCCAGTATCTGCCTTGAGAAAAAGTATAGGAAAAAAAGTCATAATGTTTGAATGTACTGAGAGAAAGCTCGACAAGAGTAGTGCCCCATGAAGTAGATGAGTTATGCCCTCTGCTGAACAGGCGCATGGAGGATAGGCTGTGGATGCGAAATATCATCTCCTTATCTCAATCCCTCTAGACAAAAAGAACACCTCATAGTCCACATGATAGTAGATATTTCTAGTGAAGCAACTGCAATAAAATTTTCTTTGGAAAAAAGACCTAGATCTGCTATCCGACCAGCAATGTGCTAAATCTGTTGTTTTATACGATGGAATGAACATTAAATTTTGCCTTTCCAGCATTCACTACGGTTGCTTACAGCACTCTGAATAAATCCAAATGCTTGACAGTAATCCCATTCCCTACGACCAATCCAACTTGTCGGAAAATTAAATGGGAATATTTTGGAGCCAATAAATGATTCGTCCCAGAAGGGTTCGCAGTAGTTCCAGCTATGGATGCGCTGGATCATATATCCCTATTCCAATTAAAAGAAAAAGTTGAACAGCGGTGAAAGCACTTGGATTGCTGCTTTCTAGCTACACACTCTGACCAGCAAAGATTCCAGTTTAAAGAAAACCAATAAATGCCATTAAAAGATTCGACTCTAGAACGACTGACATTTTTGAGGTTCATCTGAATAGCTCCTTGAATAGCTTTTTGCCTTAAAAACAAGCGAAATTCAAAAAATCCAATAGTTTTGTGAATAGCCTTGTGAATACCCATAACTCCATATTGCCTTGACACCAAATGCCCTGCGCTTTGACAATGTACTATATTTTGTGCCAATAAAGCAATAGCTTGTATCGCTGGCATCATTCCAGCACCAACATTCTTTGTAGGAGTTAATCAGATGGATCATATCCCGCTCCCCCAGCAACTCGACCAAAATCCATAGCGCAATTTCGATCTGCATTGCCTTTCAAATATCACACTCCAAAAACCCATGCTTCTGCCTACTGTATTCCTCAGAGTGCAATATTGGAAGCGTGGAAAGCAATGGCTAATGCTGTTATCGCCACTCCAGCATCCATTGTTTGAAATAGTGTTAATTCGGATAATCAAAGGCTCCTCACTCGCTCTCTGCTGAACATATAACTATAATATCCACCGTTTAAACGACTGCTTACAACATCATAAAAAATGAATTGATAATTGCCTTCTGACCAACATTTGCTGCTTCTCATACGGCAGAACATCATTGGAAAGTCTCCTAAATTTGTGTCCTTAAAGCAAATGGTCTTCCGCATGTCATCTGTCCATCGTGAAATGCATTAGACATAAATGAATTTCCTTCAAAACAAAGTGCTGACCCATATTTTCCATGAAAAGAAACTGAAGTTCCAAAAGAATCAAACAGATAAGAAAATCTTCGTAGATGTAATGTATTCATGCCATTACAGTTTCTAGTGAATATCATGCTAATCTCTCCACCCCCAGCACTTACTGTAGTACGACCATCTGCTTGTTAATTGGGAGGTCTTACTCAACAATATGGAATACCGATCCCTTTTGCCCACAAAATTATCTCCCCATATTACGCCTCTGGTGCCATGATGCGACCAGATTTGCCAATGAAATGATCTGGAACTGCCGAACTTATAGAACATTAGTCTATCCCCCACAAAAAAGAATCATTCTTTTGGGAGCAAGTTATATTTTTAGACCAACAATGGGAAAATGACAATGCTGCTCTGGCTGTCATAGCTCTAGTGTCACATAGACACCAATTATTTCTCCAATTGTGACTGCCAGAATATATTTGGCTGAAGATGGCGCAGTCATGCCCGTTGATGAAAAGCATCTTGCCTTCTTTTTTTATTTTTTATGATAAATTTTCATTATATAATCAAAGTTCGAAAATACAATAAAATTTTGCCATAGTAGTTGGTATGTCGTAAGGAATAATATGAATGAAATAAACCAAAAAATATATGAAAATTTAGAGTTGTGGCCTGAAGATACAGATGGCTGGGGAGGAAATGATTCTATTTTTGAAGAAATGATATCTATGTCTTTGCCTTCAGTTGTAGTAGAAATAGGTTCTTGGAAAGGCCAATCAACTATTAACATGGGCAAAATTTTAAAAAAACTAGGATTGAAACATACCAAGATATATGCCATTGACACATGGTTAGGAGCGACAGAATTTTGGACAACACACAAGGATACTCCAGAAAGAAATCTCCATCTTAAAAATGGTTATCCTCAAATATATTATCAGTTCTTGAGTAATGTTGTTCACAATAATTTACAAGATACGATTATTCCAATAACAAATACATCAATTACAGGCTTAAAAATATTGAAACACCATGCGATAAAGCCAGAGCTTGTTTACATAGATGCATCTCATGAAGAGGAAGATGTTTACGCAGACTTGAAGTACTCATTTGATATGGTAGAAAAAGGAATTGTTTTTGGTCATGATTATGATTGGTGTGCAGGTGTAAAAAGTGCCGTAGACAGATTTGCAAATGAGAACAGACTAAGGCTTGAATCTAAAGCAGCTTTTTGGTTTATAAAAAAGTTGAAATATCCACAAAAAAAATAATTTTTTTATGATCTAAAAATTTGTAGACTTATCGTGGTTATTTCTGGAGAGCATTTTTATGTTTCCTTTTCTCTCTATACTGTCTAATTTTGTCTTGATTATTTGCTTCCCATATTTTTCTTTGTTCACGAAGTTTTTCTTTATTCTTAATTCGCCATGCTAACCTTGCTTCTTCTCTTCTGATTCTACTTTTATATGGCATTACTTCTCCCTTCTTTTAATTTTTCCACAACTAATGTCACAACACAAGAAATAAAGCTGTGACATAACAAATGTCACAGCTACACCTGTCCAAAATCCATCCCAATAACTAGACATTACGGTCACTCACAGGATTGCATGCAATACTATTAAATATATTTTTCATTTCTGTTGTCATAGAATCATACCCTAAATTAGATAGATGCCGGTTTGAATGCAGGTGTTTTATAATGTCTTCCATAATTTTTTCTTCTAATGACTTGTCCATGTTCTACTCCAAATGCGAAAAAAACTATGAATCCAATTCGAATTAAAGGTCGGAAGGCTTGCCAATTCCAGAAAAGTTGCTCATTCTTTTTGCAACTTCCGTAGCAATTGCATATTGGGGATGAGATTGTTCTTTTGTTTGGCAGGTGCCACAAATATAGTCTGAATTAAATTTGCTCATACAGCAGTCAGACATAGATTGACGACAACGGTCACATTTCGTTGGATACGGCATAGAAACTCCTTTTAAAAAACACTTAGGCATAATACTATAAAAAATTACTGAATCAAACCCAATCGCTGGAATAAAATCCAAAATTTTTAGATTGTTGAAGTCGTAGATTAGTATTTCTGGCTGAAAAACTTTTCCAAAGATATGAATACGGCATAAAATGATGGAAGAAACAAGCTATATTGGAACTTGCTTTTTGATGCAATATCCAGCAGCATGATTCTGCATGTAACAACCTCATACCCAATCGCTCCAACTGTGCTGTTCTTCAAATGAAAATTCTTTCCATACTGTAGATTCGCAAGCACCAAACACTTCACTCCAAGCTTGCCCTGTATTTCTACTAACTCTATTGAATCTACTTCCAAAAGCCAAACAACAATATTCATTAGGTCTGAATGTCACACCGAATCTTTGATTTCGGGCGAATACAGAATAAGTGTGTCTGCATGTGTAATTGAAAATCACGGGCTTCTCCACAACATATTGAAGCAATGACTGTCATAAATAAACGGATGACTGAATAATTGGCTTTGAGTTCTGCCGTCAAAGCTAAGTGCTCTATAAAGTTCACTATTATTTATGTCTTTGAATGAGCAAGCGTTACCTGCTGAAAAAACATCACAATTAAAATTTAAAACCTTTAACATGACTTTCGTTGAAAACCTTTGATTCAGTTATGCCTGAAGGCCACCATGATCTCGGTTCGGTTGTCCAGTTCAAACTTCTTTTGACTCTTTTATCACCATACTTTGACCAATAGTAAAGTATAGTGGATCGATCAGCGTTTGGAAACCTTTCTCTTTGTCTCCATGGTGATGAATACAGAGAAGTAATAAAAACATAACTTTTGTGACTTAGATCAACAGTTCTTTTTTGTTCATTCCAACTTGTATTTAATACTGGAGGCTTGTTAGTTGTAAAACCATATACTGAAAATGGAATTTCTGACATCACTCTCTCACTTTCTCTGCAACTATATATATCATACCCACTAGTACAGATACAGCGACGAGAAAAGAAAGAGTATTAATCATGGTGATCTCCTAAATGTTGCCAGACCAATGTCCCCAGCTGCTATTTAAATTGAACTCATCTCCCCAAGTAAAATGTCTGCTGAAAAAGTATTTGTTAGAAAAACACTCTGATTCTAATATAAAATCTCTTTCTGTCCAACAATCAGACCGATTCCAATTATTTTGGAATTGGCAAACATCACTTCGTTGGCCAACTTTAAACAACATTTTCAATTTCCAAAAGCAAAAGAACGAGAATTAAACTGTGAGAATAGGACGCTGCCAGTTCTTTCAAAAAAAGCTATTGAAAAACTACTATGGAATTTAAAACCATATGAGTATTTATATCTTGCTAACCGTGTGCCAGAATATCTTCTTTCAAATCTGAATGATTTGCTTTCTGGGAAGAACATAGGCTCATGAACCTCTGGTATGGAATAAACTTCTGTTCAACGCCATGCCAAATTTCAATTTTGTCGAAGTTTTCTGCTCGGATATTTTCTTTGCTGTCAATCCAGACTTGATTTGGACAGCAGCAGCCTTTGGTCACTCTACTTTTTACACCAATCCATGCATGAAATACAGAGTATGAGTTGCATTCTAAACATTTAACTACCATCACCCAATCTCTGCTGCCCAAAATATTTCAAGACACATTAGGAAATGTGTTTACGAAAGTCAAATAATTACATGACTTTATTTGGGTTTTGAATTTTCTTTTTGCCAAGCTTCAAAGGCAGCAGAAAGAGCAAGGGCTTCGTCATCAATTTTTTTCATCTGGAGTTTGTGATCCTCCAAAAGTTTTTTGAGTTCTGCGCTGGCTTTTTTCTTAGCCTCATGAAGTTGTGAAATTTTTTGGGAAAATTCAACAAACTTGTCAGATAGTAAAAGTTCTGGGTTCATAATTTTAAATGAGTAAAGGTTGATATTTTTCTTTAAATTGAGAAAAATCGAGGAGATCACTATAAAGCATATTCCAGCAATCTGCTTTTACTACGAAATTATTGCTGCCATCAACTTGTCCCTTTTTCAAGAATCTCGCTTCTTTCATATATTCTTTTTTGTCGTAGTATCCCATAATATAAACAGAAATAGGAAGCAACATATCTTGTGGCCAAAGTACTCTTGTAAAAACATAATATTTACAATTTTGTTTAGTATTGAAATTGGCAATACTTGCTTCATGGTATGACTGTGGAATGACAGATGTTTTCTTGGCTTTTACATCTAAAGATATACTATTGTATGTTATGTCATAGTTGTATGTGTTATTTCTTTGAGATTCGATTTTGAGATACGATTTTACTGCCTCTTCTCCAACAAAGCCTGTAAAGTTGCCTTTACCTCTTAGGATAGAGTTTTTGCATTCTCCCAAAGATATGGAATCCTTGTAGGCACGAAGAACCATATCCTTGGTAAGCTTAATATTTATCATATTTTTCCTCTTTGTTACATTTTAACGGTAAAACCATTTGTAGCAAATTTATGGTTGTCGTTTTTTATTGTGTCCCGTATAAGATAAGGATGTAAATGGAGGATTGTACAAGGAGGAATCACCATGAATCGCAACAAAATTCAAAAAAAGAAAGAAAGAGAAGAAAGGCTTCGTAAACAAAAGCACTTTGAATCAGTTAGAGGTTTATATCCTCAATTTTCATTTGTAAACGAACATATCTGTGATAGAGACTATGTAGATATTGTTAAAAAAGCTGTAAAAGATATCAACTTTCAGACCTTCAAATTCCATGATGCACATGATGACATATATCACGAATTCTTGAAGAATATTGTCAAGTTTGGGTTCAAGCCAGCTTTTTTCATGGCAGCTGGGATAGAGGAATTTGCTCATAAAATTTCCCGAATGGATGTAAAAAAGGGCACTCAATTCTTAATGAGTGAGGAGCCTGAAGTTGTTGAATTCAATAAAAGGGCATCCAATTTCGCAAGCCAGCATGAAAAGTTGCTACTTGCTATTGGAGATAATATACTTTTTTCTAAAGGCAAGGATGGTCTTTTCAAGTATTGGCCAAATCAAGGTTTCAGACTGTGCTTTGTTGACAATAAAATTTGTTTTGTATTTCAAAGGATTAATAAAATAGAGTCTGATGGTAGTACATGCTATCAGTATATGATACCCAATAAAATCAAATGGCACAGTAAAGAGTACGATATGGTTTTCACTCATCATGCCATGAGCCGGATTATTCAAAGATTTTCGAATAGGGGTAAAAGTTCATATTGTAGTTTCATCTTACTTTATGAATTCTTTAATAATTTGAAATACAATCTAGCATTTCATGCTGGAGGTCGGAGATTCATTCAATTTTATTTCCCAGTATTTAGCAAACTTTTACCAGTTGTGAAAAATATTGTAGAGAAAGAGCCTGAGTTGAAGTCGATTCATGGCAATGTTATTCCTAATACCGAAAAACGAGATGTGTATGTGAAATGCTTCTCTTCACCCATGGACTTCAAAGATAATATTGCAACCATCATCACAGCATTATTGCCGGGATATCACCCCACTCCTGAATCTTACATGTATTCGTCTCCGGGCATCAAAAACATGAAGGAAAAAGACAGGTTTAGGCACCTCTATTTTTCAGAGGTTGATATTACATCTGATGATTATGTTGATGCTTTTCAGTTTTTCCACAATAATGGAATTCAACAAGTATTCGTTGAGAAATCAGTAAAAGAAACCAACCCGTTCAGAATTCGTAATTATTTCGATAACGAAAATATGATTTACGACAAATTAAATTAATTTTTTTGTTGTAAATATTGATTTTTCTTTTATGATTGCTTTCCCAACTGGAGGCAATACATGAATAATTCCAAAAATGGTCATGAAAAACTTTTCAAAGTTATCATGAATAGAAAAGTAATTTCAAAGTTTAATTATCAAGAACTCGAAGAGTTGAACTTTGCGTTAAGTGACAGAATATCTAAAGTCACAAAAAAATCAGATGATGTCAGATATGTCAAATTCATAAATAAGCTTTTGAGTAAAATACGCAAAAAGATTGAGTCGTATTAATAAAAAAAGGGGAAGGACAGTAGTCCTTCCCCTTTTTTAGATTGTGCCCTTAGCAATCAGGGGGTTACGATGAATACACCACCTGCACCATTTGAAATGTCGGTGAGTGTTTGGAAACCATCGTTGAAAGTTGCGCCGTCATTGAGTTCCCAAACCATGCGTTGTTGTAGGTCAGAAGTATTTACAACTTCGATATAACCTGTGCGCTGAGCGGAAACACCGTTGCTGACGCTTGTGTCTAGTGAGCCCTCTGTTCCTAGGTTGACTAGGCTAGGGGTCAATTTTAGTAAATAATTAGCCATTAAATATCTCCTTGTATAAAGACATGCATGCCATTAGGCAACATTATTTATGCAGAAAACAATCATTTTTCAAAACTTACTAGTTAAAATAACAGTACAGTAATTGTTAAAAACCGCAACACCAATATAATAAAAGTTATCACTTAGTAGCGTATTCCTTCCAATCGTATCAGAAAGAATGTTTCGTATTAAGTTTTCAGTATTACATTCATGATAAGAATGTGCTGGAATTAGGTACATATTCTTGCAAAAAATGTTGTTTTTATGCAGTCTATAACTCAACTGCAATCCTTTCATATCATACATGATACGATTAGACTTGGCCATCTCAAAAGAATATTCAGTAGCAATTTTTTCAAGGCTGCTGTTGTGTATAAATGGTATTAAACTATTCTTATTTCTGAATATGTTTAGAGATTTCTCGATGTAAATGCTGCTTGATTTGTTATCTGGATTTGGTATTATTTCTTTAGATGGACTGATAGATTTTTTTATAGCATTTAAAAAGTTAAGTATTAACATTTTAATTTTTTCTATCATTTTTGCCCCCTAATTTTTTATTTAGTCCTCTGTAGTCGCAAATATTTTTTCCCGGTATATTGTCTCAGAGAACATTAAAAACTAGGAGGAACAATATGAGTGCAAGCAGCGCAATTTTTGATGAGTTGGAATTTGGTTCGAAACCCTACAAAGAGATGTCTCTTGACATAAAAAAATGTGACTATCTAGAAAAGGCAAAGCTGGAGGTTAAAGCTTTTAAGCAGCAATTGATAAGAACTTTTGGTCAAGTTGAAAACACAAAATTTGTCATCAGAAAGTATAAAAAAAGTGGAGTAACATTTTATGGCGTATGTCTGGTCTATAGCGTCAATGATTGGGATGCTATGAATTTTGCTTTCGGAGTGGAAGATAGAATTCCAGATTTTTGGGACGATGAATCTTTGAAGAATTTGAAACTTAATGATTTTTAGATTTTTCTTACAAATTTGTTGTTGTCCCTGACATAGTGCAACACATTTTCGTAGGGAATTCTAACAAAATCTTCGATTGCACTACCTTTGTTGATACCAGAGCAGCAGAATTTTCTTACTCTGTGACAACCATGCTCTGGCATCACGAAGTTAGCACTTGCTGGTACGCTACGATGGCCCATGTATTCCTCACCACAAGATTCCATGGCCATTGAAGCGTATTTCATAGGAATCAATAAGAATTCGGATAAGTCTTCTTTCCCCATGAAGTAAAAGCCTTTACCGCTAGTTATCTTCGCATACTTATATTTTCTAGCTGGTACATCTATTCCTTCATAAATGTAGTGCCAATGTTTATCGCTTTTTATTTCTGCTTCAACAAATACAGTCATATCTCTATCAGAAAAATATACTCGCAAGTCTGGTTGCTGAAATAATCTTCTCCCCAACTCATCTAAATCATTGCACTCTACTTTAGCCCCTTGGCTGGAAAAATAAAGTGTTGCAAATCTTTTGCCTTTTTCATCAAAAACATCGTTTCTTTCACGATTGAATTTGCCTGAGATGATTCCATTCCTAAAATATGTTGTCACCATTAATTCTCCAGACGATTTACTATTTTATTTCTAGCAGGCTCAAAATTCAAGAAAGGGGCACAAAATGGCGAAGGGATTGAAAGGTACGACAATCAAGGCTAAGAGAATTGCTGACATGCAATCAGTTGTAAATCAATTGAAGCATCCAGCAGCAGCTGCAAAATATAATCATGTTCGTATTCAACTTGAAGATGGAAAGGAGGTCCACTTGCTGTTTACTGATTCAGAGGTAAAAAGGGCTGTGGACCGTGCCAAGAAAAACCCGGAAGACTGCCCCAAGGCATCTCTCTTCCGTGATATATTTGATTGACCGAAAAGCAATTATTTGTACAATAAAGCCGAAGGATGACTTCGGCTTTATTTTTTTATGGAGGACAAATGACACGCACCTTGAAAAGAGGGGATATTACAGTTGATGTTGATTTAGGTTCTGCTTGGAAATTATACGACAACCACAATATCAATAAAAGTGTAGCTTTTTATTACGGGCCTATTTTCAAGACTAAGGAGCGAGTTTTTTGGATGGAAACAGATAGAGGCGGTTTTGTAATCGATCCGTCAGCTGATTTAAAATGTATTTCAGAAGCTACTGGGCTTTCCGAGTATTCCTTAATAAACATTCTACAAGACCCTAAAGAGAAGTATCATAGATTGAAAATACAGAACTAATAGACACTATATATCAATAATTAATATGAGGTATGCCAATGTCTGATAATGTCCGTCTCACAGATCATGACAAAGTTTTAGCTGCTGATGAAATAGGCAATGTAAAACATCTTAAGGTCAAACTTCAGTATGGTGGTGAAAATACTGCTGTTGATGTGAGTGAAAGTAACCCCCTGCCAGTCGGTACAACCGGAGGTAATAATCTTGCAATCACCCTTGGAGACTCTCCCGCAATAGATGCATTCGGCAGGCTTAGAGTTAGTAATCCTTCATATGTTTTTGAGAACCAGAACCAATATGATGCACAGCCATTAGTTTATAATACTGTAACTACAGGAGGTGGTGGGTCATCTCATATAGCATTAGAATCAACTGTGCAGTTATCGGTAGGGGGTACGCTCAACGATAAAGCAATTAGACAAACAAAACAATATTTTAGATATCAGCCCGGAAAGTCACATCTCATACTAGTCACAGGTGTATTAGGGGCATCTGCTTCAGGAGTTCGTAGAAGGATCGGCTATTTCGATGATGCTGGTGGTATGTTTTTTGAGCAAATCCCAGCATCTGGAGGAAATACTGGAGTTAAAGTTGTAATCAGAACTAATTCAAGCGATCAAGGAGTTGATCAATCTGCATGGAACATCGATAAGATGGATGGTTCTGGTGCGAGTGGGATCGATTTAGATTTTACCAAAGCACAAATATTTTTAATTGATTTAGAATGGCTTGGTGTTGGTAGGGTTAGGTACGGTTTTGTAGTCAACGGCTTAATCTATTATTGCCATGAAGTCAATAATGCAAATGTTGTTACTGCTGCTTACACGACAACTGCCAATCTGCCTCTAAGATACGAGATAGAAAATACAGCGAACGGTGCTGCTGCAACTATGAAATGCATTTGCGGTGCTGTTGTTTCTGAAGGGGGATATGATAAAGTCGGCTATCCATTTGCAGTTGGAAAAGGTTCGACTTTTACATCTGTACAAACAAGAAGGCCTGTTTTAAGCATTAAACCCAGAACCACATTTAATAGCATTACAAATAGGATGGAATTTGATATTACTGGTGTAGAAGTTACAAGTGGAACATATACTTCTTACTATGAAATTGTTTATAATGGAACTTTGACTAATGCTTCTTTTAACAATGTTAATACGACATATAGTGGAATGAGTTATGATACAGCTGCAAATGCTATTACTGGAGGCATCGTTATCGCAGCTGGTTATGCGGTTGCTGGTGGTCCGGGCGCTAATGCGACTGGTGGCATAACCCAGAGGGTTGTCAAAGTTCCCTTAACCGTCAATTACGCTGGGACAGATGCAGATGTAATTTCAGTTGTTGTTACAAGCTGCGATACTCAAGACCCTCCAAGAGCAGCTAGCGTTGGAGCCGTTATCAGCTGGCAAGAACTAAGATAAAATTAATCTGGCAGCAACGGTTTTGATCTAATAAGACCAAGTTCCGCTGCTGCTTTACTTACTGGTGGAAGGCTTCCAAATTTTTTGAGCACGGCATCATTTGCTAAACGATCAGCATGGTTTGACACAAAATTTATTTTTTTACTTACTGGACTGTTATACACATCCTTATGTGTATCTATGTAAGCTTGTTTGAGGGCTGCATGGGTTTCGTGTGCTGACAAGTTGGGATCAGATAGTATCTGTTGTTTCATATTGATAAATTCTTTATCAGCTTGTTTCAACAAATCTAGATGATTAGTACCCATGTTGGCAGGTGTGCTTGCTGCGTTATTGGATAAGATTGCTTCATTCTCTGCCTTAGCTCTTAAAATATCATAGTTTTTATAAATTCCAACATCCTTGTGCGTGTCCATAAATGCCTTTTGTATTTGAAGCTTCATTTCATAGGGTGACAAGTTTTTATTACTTAATATTTCTTGCTTCATTCTCAGGAATTCCTGATCGGCGTTTGCTGTAAGTGAGGTTGGTGCTGTGGTTGTACTTGCAGGCGTTTCGGTTGATTGGGCTTGTCCAGTAACAGCATGGTGTGCTGAATCTTGTACTTGCTGAATAACATGATTAGTAAGTTTTGTTACTCCGTGGCCGATTGCAACACCAAGAGCCATGAGGAAAGCTGCCTTCATAATTCCTATACGATTATTTTTGGCAAAGTTTCCTAAAGCTTGGAGACTTCCTTCGACAACGGCTTCGATCTTATTCTGAATATTATCAAAGAATCCACTTACGAAACCAACCCCTTGGCCAATTTTTCTACCGATCCAATTTAGAATTTTGCCTTCATTTAGTAATTCATAATTTGGATTTGAAATCCATTCTTTGAAAGAAATATTGTTGATGTAGCCAAGAGTTTTGATTTCTTTGTAGAGCAAGTAATTATTGTAATCAGAACAGAAAACCCATTCTGTAGCCGTGACCAATTTTTTTTTCTTTTTCTTTTTTTTTCTTCGGATTATAGGAATGTCCTCTGCGGGCTTAATAGCATCTTTTGCTGCTTGTGCTGCTGCTTGTGCCTCTGCTTCTTTTTTGCGTCTGTCCTCATCTGTGCCAAATACTTTATCAAAGCCTTTTCCAGCTACACCCAAGACAGGGGTAACAAAGATTTTTCTGGTAAAGTACAAAAAAGCTGCCATCGGGATGGCTCCCGCCCCGCCAGTCACACCAGCTGCCAACAGAGCAGCAGCTAAAGGTGCAGAAACGCCAGTAACCTCTTGGGCCTTGTTGACGAATTGTTTTGTTTTTTCTATGGCTGGCATGACTGCGTTTTTAAATTTTTCCCATGTTGGGTTTTTACCGTCCGCTCTTAATGCTTTATCTTCTTCAGTCTCGGTTGGATTCCAGTATGTGTAGCCAGATTGATAACCACGCTTGGCGTGTTTCCACATGTCCTTAATAAATTGAATTTCATCAAGCCTATCTTGCTCACATAAATCAACGAATTTTGCAAAAGTTATGTCATTCATTATCGTTTACCGCCTCGCATAAACTGTTCTAATTCAAATTTTCTGTCTCTGAGTCTGTCAGCTTGTTTCGAAAACAGTTCTCCAATCTTTTCTAAATTAGATTTGGGGCCAGCAATCCCTTCTCTTCCAACTTTTTCTAATACTTCATTCCAATAAGTTTTCAAAGTTTGATATTCAGGGGAATCAAATTTGACTTCTGTTCCTGTGTCCTTCAAAAAGTCTGCAAAAGATTCATCGACACCTTTGTTTTTGATGACATCTGGCAACCAACTTCTCAAATTAAGGCCTGTTTTATTGAGGGTTTTTTCAATATAAGAAAACATGTTGTGTTTGTTAAGTATTATGTTGTTGTAATTATCAATATTTGCCATAGAAGCATCAATATCTTTCATACTGGCAGAGCCGAGTTTTTGCCTGAGTAAGGACTCGGCATTTTTGTATAAAGCACTATTTTTAACTGTGTCTATTATAGATTTTACTTCTGCTTTGCTCTGTATCACATTTCCAAATTGATCAACAGCGGAGTCATCTGGAGCCATCATACTTGGATCAATATCAGATGCTACCGCATCGCTTGCTGCTTGCCCAGCATCGGCCTTGCTTTGAACTATGTTGCCAAATTGGTCAACAGCAGAATCGTCTGGTGCCATTGAAGATACATCAATGTCTGGTATTGGCTTGCCCGTCTTTTGTGAAAAGCGCTCTAAGGCATCCGTAAACCTTTTGAAGTAACTCGATCCTAGTGAGGATGCTTTTTCATAGGCTGCGCTGAATTCTGCCTTAGTTTGAGCAGCATTCATGACAGCAACAGCATCTTTATCTGGATTTTGCATATCTCTCATGACATCGACTAATCTCTGTTTTATAATTCCCCACTTTGTTACAAGACTGTCTACAATGTCTTTGCCTTGCGCTAGGGCCTGCTTCGCATCAACGGCTCTTTGAGCAACGCCTACTGCATCTGTAGAATCAGGATTAGCCCAATTTTCAGGTGGCATTCCAGCATTGGGATCAGCTTAGCAATTTGATTTAGTTCTGCTACTTCAGCTGGAGGTACTTTAGCGCCCATGCCTATAGCTGTTTTTACTGAAGAAACAGCATCGTTTACGATAGGTGCGGTCAGTTTGGTAATAGTCCCACCAACAAGCACACCGATTGCCATTAAAAAGAGGAATTTGCCGATAGGCACTTTCCATTTCCAAACCCATTGAAGAGCCGATGCAATACCGTTGTAAAGGAATTTTGCAGTCTTTTTCACAGCTGATGACACGAATCCGGCAACATGACCAGCGCCTCTGCCGATAAGGTTCAGCAAGTAATCGCTAACTCTTCCTTCAGTTAGTAGTTCATAATTTGGATTTGCAAGCCACTCCTTGTAGCTCACATCAATATCACCTTCATTTTTAAGAAATTTATATAAGCTATAGTTTCTGAAGTCGTTGGTGAATGTCCACTCATTGATGAGTGAAAAGCTTTCTTTTTGAACTTTAGGCCCTCTGATAACATTTCTTGCCGTATCAACAGCCGTATCATACACTTTCCCGGCAAAACCCAAGATTGGTGTCATCAATATTTTTCTGGTGAAATAAAGAATCACAGCTGCCGGAATTGCAGCCATGCCTCCGTACCAGCCAGCAAATATAATTGCTATGGCTAATGGTGCGCTTATGCCTGTCATGCGTGAAGCTGCAAGTATCACATCCTTCATCTTGACGGCAAAAGATTTTACCTTATCCCAAAGTCCTTGATATTTTTCTGTGACTGCGTCAGGGTTTGCATCTTTGGGTGGTGCTTCTAAATTTATTTTTGATATATCGGTAGTAGAAATACTTTGAGCAGCGAAAGGGTCGGTTGGTTTTTGTGCTCCTTGAGCCGGTTGTTGCTGTTCAGGTTCTTGTTTTTGATCCCAAGAACCGAAAGCTGATTTGAATCCACCTTTGAGCTTGTCCCAAGCGTTTTTCAGGAATTGGATTTCATCTAAACGATCCTGTTCGCAAGTCTTTATAAATTCTTTGAAAGTTAAATATGGAAAATATTCCCCATTTTCAAGAATGAATGGATTTTGTTTAACAGAATTAGCTGATTTAATAATATTTTCCATAATAATTATATACTTTTTAAGGTTTATTTATTCTTTTTCTTTTTGCCTTTATAAAGATCGCCTCCGGGCTTTAGTCTTTTGGCAAGTTTGTACTGTGGGCTACCCTCTGGGCACTTTTTGCTGCCCATGTCTGCACAACGACCGGGATGCTTAATTGCACCAGCAATCCATTGTTTTTCTTCTAATACATAACCTTTTTCTTCGCAGTACTCATGAAACGATTTCATATTAACACCTTCTAAAAGATAGTTAATATATGTATGTTTTATTAAAGGAATCTTAAGGTTGTATCAGTTGCTTTATCATACTCAAATATTCTGTATGTCAACTCGCTAGCCATCATACCTTTTTTCTCGTTGCCCACCACGCTGATGGGAATGTTTGTTGGCAGGGAAGAATTTGTCAAAAATTTAGTGAAATAGTTGCCAATTAATATGAATGGATAGAACCATTTCGGAACAATATCTTTTACTAAGTAAGCTCCACCCAAATCCAAACCACAGTTACCGTACATCATTTTAACGGCTTCGGTGCAGTAGAATGACATGGGATCGTTGAAGTTGAAATCATAGCTTGGATCAAGTTCTAAAAAACCTTTGATTTGATTTTCGATGCAATTTTCAATATCTTTAGTTTTATTCTGCAATCTGTAGACACAAAAATCTGTCATATACCAGTTGTCAAACCAGTCTATTACTCTGAGTTTTCTTGTTCCCCAATCTGACACATCTATTGCGTATGTTTCACCATTCTCTACAAGGATGAGAGTGGCGTGAGAGTATAATGATTTGGTAAAAGTTTGGATCAGTTTGCCAAAAGGTATTCCTAATGGACCTGTGACATCAGATGCATTATAAACTATATCACCAGTCTCAAGGGGAATTTGTTTTAGTTGTTGTACTATTTGTTTTCGTCTCTCGTATAATGGTCCCGGCTTGAACATGATGAATCCTATTTTTCGTATTATAAATATAAGAGTAGAGGGTTTGGATTACTGCGGAGAAGCTTGTGACTCGTTTTGAGGAAATGATTTTCAGCATTTTACTTATTTTATCTGTAGTGGTGTTTCCTCTACTATATTTTTGGGTTTGTAAGAAATTACTCGAAGACTAGAATTTGTTAATATAGAAACTTTACTCAAGGAAGCAAAAATGAAAAAAATATGTGCCTTGCTTATTCCATGTGAAGGAGAAATAAAATTAATAGAGATAAATGATGATATAGAAGAAAAGCAAAAAATGGTAGGCGGGCCAATAAGCCATGTGTCTGTTGCCGAAGACAATCCTTTTTTGATTGTTGTAAATAAAGACGCAAAGTCTAATAAACTTCCTTTGAATATTCGTGGAACTTGTATTGCAAATAGTTTTTGCAGAGTGACCAATCAGTTTTTTCGTGATATAGCTGTTTTCGGTGATGTTTTGGTAGAAGGATGTCGTGTTGACAATGAATTACAGGAATTTGAAAGTTGTTCTCTGCCAATACTCTATCTTGAGGAAATAATAGAATTCTGCAACAAAGCAGACATATGGTGGAACTCTATGGGTAAAAAGATTGCCAACTCAGCTTATATTAAATGGCTTACCAAACCACAAAATATTGAAGAAGAATTTTAGTTGCATTTTTAAAATCTGTTGGTAGCATGCAGTTGTCCCGGCGCAGGGTTAATCAAGCGAGTCAGAGTGCGCCATCTGATTCGAATCACGGAGGAAGTACAATAATGTTGCGTTTTGCTTTTGCTGCTCTGGCAATCATGTCTCTGGCCACCGAGTCTTTTGCAGGCCCTTTCGGGCTTTTCAAGAGAGGCAGCAGTAACAACTACAGCAACCAAAACACTAACAATTCAGGAGGAACAGTCTATTATGACAACGGTGAATTGTATTCAGCGCAAGGTGTTGCTAACCGAATGGCACGACTGCTTCGTATGGCCCACCTAGGCAACCCAACTGGTGGTTATGAGGGAGTGGGAATGGGCGGTTCACCCCAAGCAGCAATCCAAAATTGCTGTTATTATGGCAGAAGGCCTCTCCGTGATAGTGGTGTGGCACAAGGTGCTAACGGCATGTGGTATGCATGCTGCCGTTACAACTAATTTATTTTAAAATTTGACATAACGAGCAGTAACCTCACGAAGGCGGGCCACATAGTGTGGGAGGTTGCTGCTCGTTTTTTCGTAATTATACTAATAAATAATAATACAAGGAAAATACACTATGCCATTTATTTCAAGACCTGACGGTGATGTTAAAAAAGTTTTTATTACTGACGCTTGGCTTCTCGACCAGTTTGTAGGAAGCACTCTTTGGTCTTGGGGAAGAAATTATCAAGGAGGACTGGGGGACAACTCCGTAACCAGCAGAAGCTCTCCTGTTCAGACTGTGTCTGCTGGCACAAACTGGAAAGAAATTCATCTTGGCTCATATCATTCATTGTCTATAAAAACTGACAATGCACTCTGGGTATGGGGCTATAACAATCACGGCCAACTAGGTACTAACAATGTAACTAATTATTCCTCTCCCGTGACTACAGCTATATCTGGAACATTTTGGAAAACATGTGCTGCTGGATACTACCATAGTGCTGCTATAAAGACAGATGGAACGCTCTGGATGTGGGGATATAATGCAGATGGAGAGCTTGGAGATAATACAGTAACAAAAAGAAGCTCTGGTGTACAAACAGTAGCAGCTGGTACAAACTGGAACAAAATATCTTGCGGTGGATATCATACTGCTTGCATAAAAACAGACGGTACGCTTTGGCTATGGGGGTATAACAACCAAGGGCAGCTTGGAGATAATACTAGAACTCATCGTAGTTCTCCTGTCCAAACAGTAGCTGGTGGAACTAATTGGCTAAATGTTTCTTGCGGAGGATTTTCAACGGCAGCAATTAAGACGGATGGAACTCTCTGGACTTGGGGAGGCAACAGCTTCGGTGGTTTAGGAGATAACACAATTGTTGATAAGTCATCTCCGATCCAAACAATAACAGGAGGGACAAGCTGGAAACAAGTTTCGATGGGTGGTGGCAACCACACGGGGGCAATCAAGAATGACGGAAGCCTCTGGATGTGGGGGTATAACCTTACAGGATCATTAGGGGATAATACTATTACTAACCGCTCATCTCCCGTTCAAACTGTATCTGCCGGAACAAGTTGGAAACAGGTTGATTGTGGAGGGTTTGGACAATCAACAGGAGCCATAAAAAGTGATGGAAGTCTTTGGTGTTGGGGAAGAAATGTTATTTTTGGCACATCCACCATAACCGGCCAAATAGGAACCAATGCTGCCCTGCAATTTTATTCATCTCCAATTCAAACAGTTGCTGCTGGAACAACTTGGAAACAGGTTTCTGTTGGATACAACAGAACTGCTGCGGTAAAAAATGGTTAGTTTTTTATTTGATTAATATGGCGAAACTTGTTATGATAAGACTTGTTTAAAGAGTCTTTTCATTCAACAAGGAGAAGAGCAATGGACTGCATTCGAGTTAAGATTGAAAATGGTTCTTATCAACCTCTTTCTAATCAAGTGGAAGACTGGGAAGCAGTCCTTTCGTTTGCTGAAAAGACTGAACATGTGTGCCATATAGAAGGCTATAACCCTTATACAGAATGTTACAAAGTTGTCGTTGGACAGGATGAATACTTGTATTTGGTAGAAATGTTTCAATGGTAAGGAGGCAATATGACAAATCTCAATAAATTGTTAGATAATAACGAATTTGATAAAATTTTAGAGTACGCTATCAAAAACGAAAATGATGAATTTGACATCATTGGACAAAAAAAACTCATTCGGTATTGCACATCAAGAGGTGCGGATACAAAATGTATTGAAAAGACGATATCCGAATATCTGAAAACTGGTGAATACAAGAAGATTGAACCATTTATGGAATTTGCTAATGTGGACACTTTGCTCATTCGGTCAGTAGAATTGAATTGGCCTGATGGAATTAATTTTGCTATCAGGAGGGGAGCAAAAAACATAGACTTTGCAATATTCAAAGCAGTTCAAATGCAAAACTATGAATTAGCTGAATATTTGCAACGCAAAAAGTGACAGGAGGGCTGAAATATGTTTACTAATACTGAAATATCAAATTTGCTCGATACTGGGGATTATCGACAACTCATTTTCTCAATCATGAGAAATAAAGAATATGATATGAAAGATAGAAAAGATATTTACAAGTATCTCAAAAGAATTCAAGCTTTTAACAGTATGGACAGAATAGATGAAAGTCAATTTCTTTGTACTTTAGGTGATAAAGATATCATTTCTACATTTCTTGCAGAGGACTTTTCCCTTTTGACAACGGGAGAGCAAGAACAAATTTTTTCAATTTTATTTGAGTGTTATGATTACAAGCAAATGCAAGAAATTTTGCCTGATGAGATTTATTTTTGCAAAGATTTTTTCAATAAAATTCTTGATGGATTTGCAGATACACCAGACTATTTTCGAAGTTTTGTAATCAGCAAATTGGATATTCATAAAATGCGTCTCAACGCACACGGTGAGGCTATTTTGTTGGCAATTGTTAAAAGAAAGTACTTGCTTCATTATTTTGTGAAACTATTTGAGGATGCAAAGAAAATTCAAGAAACTGACAATTGGTTAAAGAATTTTCTGCATGCCAACATAGGTGTGCATACAAACTTCAAAGAAGAAGATTTGGTTTTTATATCTAAGTATTATAATCTGAAAGATATTTTCAGACAAGATGTTTTGAAATATTACTTCAATAGTGTCTACAAATGGGGAAAGCCCAGTAAGCAGAAATTAGATTTGGCAAGTTCGATTGTCAAAACAGGATTCAGAGGTGTGACGAGCGTATTCACGGAAGCAGTCAAACGAAATGATATTGAAATGGTGAAGCTACTTCTCCCGTGTAAACCTCGTCTCGATAAAGCTATGGCTTGCATCAATTCTGTACAAGTGGGAGATTTACTCAATGTCGCAAGTCAAGAAAGGGTAAAGAGAAAGGGCAAGAATTCTCTTGATCAACCTGTGGATCAGTAAGCATATTTTTATTTTGAGTTGTGTTTTTTTCGTGCGTTTGGTATCATGTTCACATAGGGAATGAATCACTTCGATTCTCCCGGTTTCTTTTACTTTTTTAAGGAGGATGCGATGTCTGATAAGAAGCAAGCTACCGCAACGATGCTCTTCGGACTATTTCCAAGCGTGAAGAGCGCACTTTGACTACCATCATGTCCCGTGCGTTCAAGGACTACATCAAGACCAACCATCCTGATATTAAGTCCGATATTGAGTAATCAATATGCATGCTGTTTTCAAGTCCCTAGTCAATTTGTAAGTTGACTAGGGACATTGAAAACCTAGAATAGAAGAGATAGGCCCTCATAGCTCAATGGAAGAGCAACAGCCTTCAAAAGGAGCGTTATAAGAGAAATCTTATAATGGATCGTGTCAAATTCGGTGAATCCTTAACTGGTAACGCCGAGCCAAGCCCGGAAACGGGAAGGTGTAGAGACTGAACGGCACGGACCTGAACAGATAATGCTGAAGGTCAAGACACAGTCCAGACCACGAACCCACATGGGGCGGTGAAAACCGTAGTGGTATGCTAAGCTGTAGGTTACAGGTTCGAGTCCTGTTGAGGGTATTTCTGGCGAATCTTTTTTAACTAATGATTAGTATTGTTCCTTAACCAGTAATCACTAAAGGAGTATATAATGCAGTATCTGAAGATTGAAAATGTTGGCGTTTGTCCTACTGAAGGTTTCACCATTTTTGGTGCGTCTTCTAAATCTGAAAATACCGATCCGAATATTATTGGCACATTTGGCTCTGGTGCAAAGCATGGCATTTCTCTTGCCTTGCGTCAGGGTTTGATGCCTGTTGTATATTGCGGTAAAGTTCGTCTGGCCTTTTACACTAAGCCTCTCAAGATTAAAGGTGTTTCTGGAGAAGCGGTTCACCAGCAACTGTGCGTTAAGATTTCTGGTCAAACTGAAGATAACAAGACGATCAATCAAGATCGTGAATTGGATCATACTCTTTCTTATGGCAATAAAGATTGGAATGAGCTTTCTTTGGCTCTGCGTGAGTTTGTTTCAAATGCAATCGATGCTTGCTACGAGCAGGGATTGTCCCCAGACTCCATGAGTGTTGAGTTGGTGGAAGAAAATCAAGTTCGTGCCAAGGGTGGTACAACTCGCATTTTTGTTCCAGCTACCATGGATGTCATGCGTTTTCATCAAGAAATTGGCAAGTGGTTTCTTCACTTTAGTGAACCACAAAGCATGGAAAATAAGTTGCTTTTCAAAAAGAATCGAAATTGCGTTGATAGTTCAGGTAACAAAAAGTCTACTGCCGTAATCTACCGCCGTGGTGTGAGGGTGCGGGAGTTCACTTCTTCTGATATTCCCAGTCTTTTTGATTATAACATCCCTGATTTGCCAATCGATGAATCCAGAACTATCGATGACTGGAAGGCTAAGTTTGAGTGTGGTCAAGCTTTGGCGCAAACGGAAGACCCAACTGTTCCTACTTTGATGTTTCAAAAGCTTGTGAAGAATGAGAGTTGTTGGGAACTGGAGCAAGATGGATTTGCGCTGACTTACTGCATTTCTGATAAACAAAAGAAACAGCAGATATGGCAAAATGCTTTCTTTGCAGTTTGTGGTAAGAATGCAGTCATCACCACTAGTGCTCTTGCTGATCGTTGCAAGGAAAAAGGCTACACACCTATCGTGCTATCAAACGCACAGAGTGGATTTCAGAAGTTTTTGAAAGAAATGAATATTCTTTCTGATGTGGATGTTTTGACTGCTAATGATTTGAATGGTCGCAAGATTTTTGCTCCTTCCTTGGCTGTTACCCAAGCCCTTAATTGGGTCTGGGAAAAGCTGGAGAGCATTGATATGACCTACAATCGGCCAAAACCTGAACTTCGTTGCTTTCGTCAGCTGACGGAAGCATCTTCCATGACATTTGGTTACTGGCTCGACGGAACGATTTACATCAATGAGGATATTTCGCAGAATAGTAATAACTCTTTGATGGATACCATGGTTGAGGAAGTAGCGCATCACATTACCAAGGCAACAGATGGTAGTCGTGATTTTGCCAACTTCCTGATCCGCATGTCTGTTGAACTTGCGAAGTCTACCGACCCCAAGTAAAACCGGCGAATCTATTTTTTCTCAATATTACAATCATCTTAGGTCCATTTTATAAAGGAGATAATATGTCTAGAAGGAAGTCACCAGAAGCTTTGTACATCGAATCCAAGCTTAAAAATGATCACAATCTACGATATGCCGATCTGGTAAAAATGCCAGACTACGCTTATGATATCGAAAATGCATATTTCAATACTGTCAAAAGTCGTTTTAGAAAGGTGACGGCTGAAAAAGCTTTTGCTGTGGTGCCACAAGTTGCAGAATTTGACTCAGAGGATGTAAGTGACTTTGAGCCAGAGTATGATGAGCAGGCATCCAAGTTGATTCCATCTCTTGACCCGTATTTTGCAATCACAGAAGAGGGCAATAATTTTATTGGGCTTGTGCAGTCAATGAGCAGGGTCAACAATTTAAATATTAGACTGGTTGGTCCAGCAGGTTGTGGCAAAACCAGCTTTGCAACACAATACGCTGCAAAAAATAACTATCCTTGTTTGATTATGGACTGTGCTAATGTTCGAGAGCCTAGAGATTGGTTCGGATATCGAACATTTGATCCAGTTACTAAAGAAATTGTCTGGCATGAGAGTCTCTTTGTTAAGATGGTTGAAACTGCACATAGTGTTATTGTTCTCGATGAGCTTAACCGTGTGTCTCCGTTGGTGATCAATACGCTGATTCCTTTGCTTGACCATCGTCGCTCTACTTATCTTGAGGAAGCTGGCAAGAACATCAGTTGTGCTGAAGGTGTTACATTCTGGGCTCCAATCAACGAAGGCAGTCAGTTTACCGGAACGATTGCTCTTGATGAAGCAATCTCTGATAGATTTGGTCTTGTTATGGAGTGTAAATTTTTGCCATCAATTGAAGAAAAGCTGGTTTTGCATAAAAAGACTGGTTTGGAGGAATCAGTTTGTGAAAAACTTGTTGATATTGCAAATCAAGTAAGAATCAAATCACAGATGGATTCAGTTGATAGTTACAGCAAGCCTATTTCTACACGAATGCTTGAGAATGCTGCAAGAGCTTTCAAAAAGCAGGGGGTGAAGTCTTTGCAATTTACTCTTTTGAACCACTTCAGTTCGGCTGGTGGTGCTGCGAGTGAGAGGAATAATTTGAGAACCCTGCTTGTTGGCAAATTCGGACTACTTTCATAATAAGGAGAATTTATGAGCAGCAAAACTAATCTGTTTGATGACAGTTGGGAGTATGAAGATGATGATGCTTACTTCTACGGAAAGAACACGGAAGTAAGCCATACACCATGGTCTGTTTATAACCCAATTAAATCAACTAGTGAATATTTAAGGCAAAGCTCTGGGTATGATGATAGGTATTTCAAAGACAGCCTTCATCAGACCGAAGAAGATTTGCATAAGACTTTGAAGGAACTAAACAAAACAATCAATTTGACTGCAAATAGTTCAGACGGATACGAGAAATGTCTATGCGTTAAATATAGTAACGGCAAAGTTACAAATGATTTGTTGTCAGATGTTCTTTATGTCTCTCCAGATAGTTTGCTGGACGAGGATATGAAGTTAATTGACAAGGATCAGAAGTATTTTGATGTCCTAGACGGGTTGAATGGTCAGGCCTTGCTTTGTTCTTTTATTAAGAAGAGTATTCATGTTGATTCAGCATTGCAGTTCAAGAATTCCGATTCTTGGGCTGTGCGTAATATTTTTATGACAGATTTGCAGTCTGGTGCAAGCAATGAAGTCTTTTCAAAATGGCCCGGTTTTTTGAGTTATGTAACTCAACAAATGGTGGTGTTTGGACAACAAAAGAAAAAGATAGAGGAGAATTTAGTATCAAATATTGCTAAAGGATCAGTTGAGTTCGATGACATTGTAGAGTTACTTTGTTTCAATAGATTAAGTCCAGAAAAAATTGATTATTATATTTTTCCACAAGAATTTAGAGACAAGATCGATGAAGTTGATACACATTTTAATGACAGATTAAATTCATTTGTTACAGACCAATATAAGTTTGATCGTGCGGTCAACTTGTATCAAGACATGCTCGAAATGTTAGAGCCTAGTGAAACTCAAAAATCGACTATCACATTGAATGATATTACGATAGAAACAAACAATTCTGCCAAAGATAGGCCTTTGACTGGTGGGGATGCTTATAACAACAATATTTCAATTCCCGGAAATATTATTAGTAGCTCTCTCGATCACAACAAGAATCTTAGAGATAGGACAAAGTCTTTTGATGATCATTTGAAATCACCAGTCTACAACAAAGATAACTATTTGACACATTTGAGCTATAAGCTTGTTGTTCCAGCTGTAAATACAGAAACTATTGAAGCATACAAGAAGATTGTTCATGCACATAAGAAATCTATTAAAGATTTAGAAACTTCTTTTATGTTTAGAAACAATGTTAACCAAACTTTTACTTACGGCACTAACTCTGGAGACCTTGACGATAATAGTTTTTACAAAACTTTTCTTGGAGAGCATGACAAAATTTATTATCAAAAGGATTTAGTATCTAGAAAAAAATATCATGTAAGTATTGCTCTAGATCAAACTGGCTCGATGGCTGGCAGCATGAGAGAAGCAGCAACTTTGGCAATAATTATGGCTGAAGCTTTGAAGAAAATAAAAGATGTAGATTATTCAATTTATGGTTTTAACACGGGTACAGATGTAGAAACCCATGTGTATAAAGATCATAACTATAACAAGACAGAGGCTTTGTCAGAAATATTGGCATCTGGCAATACAGCTATGGGGTATCACTTGTGTGCAATTGCAGATAAGATTATTACACAAAATCCGTTTGTTGAAAACAAGATATTGTTTATGATTACGGATGGTGAGCCAACACATGGATCGGTTGGTAAAAATCCCGTTGAATTAACCGCTTATGCAGTTGAAAAGGCAAGAAAAGCTGGGGTTAAGGTTTATGGTATCGGAGTTCACAACGCTTTTTCAGAGCAAACGGGCAAGGCGTTGTTTGGAGCAGGCAATTTCGCAGTTATTCAGGGTATAAAGGGTACCTTGCCATTATTAAGAAATAAATTGGCAACCTTCTTAAAAAGGGTTGCCTAATTTATGATTCTTGTCTAAACCACTCTGCAAAATTCAAATGGCCTTCGGATTGTGATCTCCAAGCTGGATAAAGCAGACTAGTTGGCGCAGGCTTCTTGGATAACATGTAGAGTTCTTTCCCAGATGCTAGGTAAGGGTCCACTTTGATATTGCTCTTGGGCAAACATTGGTTTGGAATAAATCCAGTCAATTCTGGGTGTTTTTGCATGTCAGGGTGGCAAAGTATTGAAAGTGCAGCTTGATACATTTTAGATTCTGCTGGGCTGCTGTGAATTAATCCTCTTAGTTTAACCATATCTTCGGATTTTACTTTAATCCCATTTATAACATATTCAGGTTTGAGAGGTAGTTTAGCAATTTTTCTTGGCGCTTCTTCAGGTGCTGACTTGTCAGCAATTGGTGAAAAAAGATATGGTTCTCCTTTGAAGGGGACGATTGCCCATTCTTTTGCCATGCCTTTTCCGTATCTTTTAAAAATTTCAGAAGTGACTGCGGGATCATGCAAAAAGGTTTCAAACTTTGGATGTTCTTTGCCTTGCCAAAACGCTATGACAAGTTCTTTGTCTAGTACTGCAATTCTCCCCGCCAGAGCATCTCCAAAATTTAGGCATTTCCCTCGTATGCCAAAAGTAGACTTCCAATCTGATGGATTGATTCCCATTTCTTTGAGCTTGGCATCTAAAAATGGAAAATTTTCTTTAGTTTTATAGTTTAATAAATCTTCTATTTGAAAAGATGTCACAACGCCTTTGGCTTTTGGGAAAATATCATAAAATGTAGTTTTATTATTTGCTAAGTCATCATGTGCTTCGGGACAGTCTACATGATGAAAGGATTTATTATAAAAAAATGTTATGCAGGGGTATTCGGTATCATGTTTGCGTTCATCATACAAGAAGTCTGGGTCCACTTTTTTTAAGTAGCTTAGGTCCATGGTCTCTCCATTTTATCTAGACTATTTATTATTTTTATTTTTATTTTAGTTGTCATTCGATTTTGTATCAGTAAAATAAAACTATTACTTGGAGGATTCCCATGTCAAAGTATCTTGTAGTTGATTGTGAAACAACTGGTCTCGATCCAGAAATACATGGATTAATTACTTTAAGTGCAGTCGTATACGATGGAAAAAAGAAAGTTTCCCAATGGCATGGAGCTAACAAAGACTGGCAGCAGTTTACAATAGATGCTTCTGCCCTCAAGGTTAATGGAATTAGTCTGTTTCAGACAGAGTATTTTTCTGTTCTTACAAAAGACATAATAGAGGGAACAACAGAAAAAGGTTATTATCTCATAGAAAATTATAGCACATTTGTGCGTTTCTTCGTCAGCTGGTTGCTTGAAAACGCAACTGATTGTGATTTTTTGTTAGGAATGAATGTTCAATTTGATTTGTCATTCATAAAGAAAGCTTGCAATACATTCAATATGAAGATTGATAGTTTGTTGCCCAGAAAACAAATTGATCCGTTAATTATTGCGTCTGCTGCTCTTGATAGCGGTAAGCTCAAATCTGATTTAAAGTATATAAACAGTCAATCGATGTACAATATGTACGAAATTAATTCTCAAGGTATACATCGATCAGATGTTGATGTCGTTCTTGCATTTGAACTTTGGCAAAAAATGAAAAAAGACATTTTTGCTTAATAATTTCAAAATGATTAACTAAAATAATTTTATGAAAAAGTGTAAAGCAAAATTTGTTTTTAACACAATGGTTTCAAATGAGAGCCATTGCATCCTTAGAATGCTTGAATCGGTCTACAAATATGTAGATTATTGGGTAATTCAAGACAACGGTTCTACGGATGGAACTCAAGATTTGATCAAAAACTTCTTCGCAGAGAAAGGCATTCCGGGATTTCTTTACGAAATTCCTTGGTCTGGCTGCATGGGTCAGAATCGAGATCACACAGTTCAAACATGTTTGAAAGCAGATCATGGTTGTGATTGGATTTTGCGGGTTGATGCAGATGAAGTGTTAGAGGTTGATGATGACTTCGACTGGTCAATTTTTGATGAAACCAGCATTCAAAGTTTTGATGTACCAGCTAAATCTGGTGTCGTAAATTACTACCGCTGTTGGCTTTGGAATGCCAAATTGCCATGGAAGTTCAAGCATGATAAGCGCCATGAATGTATCATGTTGGACAGGGATAATGTAGGAGAAAATTTCCAAAGAGTTCAACTGCCACCTAGTTTTCGTCACAAAGTGATTGCAGATGGGCAGACCTACTCAAATCCATTCAAGTATTACATCGATGCTCTTGAATTAGAAAAAGACATGATCGTGAAGAAGGAGATGCTGACCGACCAGTATCACTTGTGGTACTTGGGTAAAAGTTATCATGATAATGTGCCATCTGGTCATCTCCCATTTGGTGAATTGCATAATCATGAACTAGCTAGGCGAGGATTGTTTTATTTTGAGAGATTCCTTGAAGTAAGACACCAGTTTATGTCAGCTGGAACAATTAAATATGTTGATGAAATGGCATACACAGGATTTCTGTGTATGGCACATTTATACTCCGTGATGGGAGATTTAGAAAAAGAGATTTGGGCTCTTAAAACTGCTGAAATGACTTGCCCAAGAAGGAATGAACATCTTAAGAGATTGGCTTGGCTTTACCATCGCAATAAAAGATTTGCAGAGATGCTACAAGTCACAACTCGAATGATGGACCCTCAAAGAACTAACCCTTATCCGAGTCTTTGTGTTGTTCTTGAAGACGATGCTTACCACAATACAGGAACATTGGTACAAGACTTACATCGCTTAGCTCTTGAATGCAACCAAATGCACTAATGAAAAATGTAGCTATTTATGGATACCATGACGCATCTTTATGTTTGAAAGATAACGGTCGTTATTACATTTATGAAGCGGAAAGATTTTTCGGAAAAAGATACTCGATACTGACTCAAGAGTTCAAAAATCATCCTATTGTTGGGCATTTAGTTCCTTCAGATTCGCAATTTCATGCATTCTTTGATCACATCAAAAACAAACATAAATTTGAAACTATTGAAAATCTTTACTATCACGACATGTATCCTCCAGATATCAATAAAATCAAGCAATTTTTTCATGTCCAAAATTTCAGAAGCTTCAATCATCATGATGCACATGCTTGGAGCGCATATTGCCAATGTCCTTTTGATGAAACATATATCATCACATATGATGGAAATGGAAAAAACTTAGTTGGTCCAGAAAGTAGTTTTGTGCTGTGGTACGCAACGCCAACAGAAGTAAAAAAATTAAACGACTTCCAGCCATGGGGTTCATACAGCCTTGGTAATTGTTACATCGCACTTACAAATTGTCTGGCTTCGATCAAAAAGAAGAAAAATTTTGGTTTGCCCAGCGCTGGTAAGCTGATGGGTCTTTGTTCTTATGGTCAACCAAGAGAAGCATGGAAGCAAGTTATAAGAGAGTTCTTTGATAGCGGTTCCAAAGATGCAGCCCAAGGTGTTGCTAATGTTGTTGGATTTGATCCAAGAGAATATGACACGATATCTGGCAGGGATGAGTTAGATTTTGCAGCAACTATTCAATGGGCTTTTGAAGATAAGTTTTTTGGAATTTTCAACGATTTAAATATTCCTCCGAATTCAAATTTATGTCTTGCTGGAGGTTGCGCCCTTAATATAATTGTAAATCAAAAGCTATTTGAGATGGGATATAATGTCTATGTTCCACCTAATAGTGGGGACTGTGGCATTACACTTGGGGTTGTAGCCCATGAAAACCAAGATAGAAAAATAGATGCAACATATTGTGGTTATGAGATTTTAGATTATGGGTATTACGATAGTAGTTTTTACAGACACGATGTCACCAATCAAGAAATAGCAAAAATTCTTTTTGAGCAAAAGAAAATTATTGGTTACATTCATGGCAATAGTGAGTGTGGTCCTAGAGCTTTGGGTAACCGTAGTATTCTTTGCTACCCAGATATTGCAAATTTAAAAAATAAGTTAAATAGTGAAATCAAATTTAGAGAATGGTATAGACCATTTGGAGCAGTAACAAAGTTGGAAAACTTGGAAAAATATTTTTACAAGGCTTGCGAATCACCATTTATGAATTTTTGTCCAATTTTGAAAGAACAATACAGGTGGCCATCAATTACACATGTTGATAACACTTGCAGAATACAAACGGTTACTCGACTTCAGCATCCCGATTTGTATGACATTCTTACTCAAATAGAGAATCTAGGAGGAGAGGGAATCCTTCTGAATACATCATTTAATATAAAGGGTAAGCCAATTTTAACTACTATGCGAGATGCATTTGAGGTTTTAGAACAAACTAAGCTTAATGGCTTTGTACACAATAATTTATATTATACGAGAGAGGTGTGATTGTGGACATGGCAGTTTATGGCTACCATGATGGTTCTGTTTGTATCAGAGATGATGATGGTAAATATCATATTTATGAAGCTGAGAGATTCTTCGGGAGAAGGTATTCTCTTATCACCAGAGAATTTGAATTAGAAGAAAATGTATCTTTTTTAACTCCTACAGAAGATGAGTTCAACAATTTTTTTGTTCACATAAAAAACAAACATAAAGACAATCGAATAGAAAATTTTTATTATCATGACATGTATGCTCAAGATTTGGCTGTCTTGAATTCAATTTTTGATATTAAAAACTTCAGAAGCTATGATCACCACTATTCTCATGCCTGTAGTGCATATTATCAATCTCCATTTGATGAATGCTACATAATAAGCTACGATGGTTCTGGCAAGAATACAAATCATACCATGAGTTCTTTCGTATTCTGGCATGCCAAACACAATGAAATAATTAAGTTAAGAGAATTCACCCCTCACACAGCATTTAGCTTGGGTGATTGTTATATTGATCTTTCTATTTGTTTGTCTTCAATAAACGGATCAGAATTCTTTGGATTGCCGAGAGCAGGCAAACTGATGGGTCTTTGCGCCCATGGAAAACCACGGGAAGAGTGGAAAATTCCAATAGCCAAATATTTCGATAATCCCGGATATTTAAGTTTGAATGCTTTGGCAAATCAAATAGGTTTATATGTCCAGCATTGGCACACCTTGTCTGGACAGGATGAGTTAGATTTTGCTGCTACCATCCAATGGGCTTTTGAAGATAAGTTTTTTAGATTATTCAATCTTATGAAGATACCTAAAGGTTCAAACATATGCATGGTTGGAGGTTGTGCCATGAATATTGTTGTGAATCAAAAGTTATTTGAAATGGGATACAATATTTATGTGCCACCGAATGTTGGTGACTGCGGGTTAACTTTTGGAGTTTTAGCCGATATTTATAAAGATAAAAATATTGACCTCACCTATGCTGGTTTTGATATTTTAGATGAAGACTATCGAGATCATGAATTTAACTGCGAATACATCAGAGAATCTAGTATTGCTAATTTATTATTTTTTGAAAAACAAATAATAGGGCTCATGCAAGGCAAAAGTGAATGTGGCCCGAGAGCTTTGGGCAATCGCAGTATTCTTTGTTATCCTGATATTCCAGACCTGAAAAATAAGTTGAATAGTGAAATAAAATTTAGAGAATGGTTCAGACCTTTTGGAGCAGTCACGAAACTGGATGCTCTCGATAAATATTTCTATAATGCCTGTGAATCAAGACACATGACATTTTGTCCTACTTTGAAAGAAGAGTATCGATGGCCATCCATTACGCATGTCGATAATACTTGTAGAATTCAAACAGTTACAAAGGAGCAAAATTACAAGCTGTATAAAATACTCGATGAAATTGAAAAATTAGGTGGTGAGCCCATCTTACTGAATACTTCTTTCAACATAAAAGGCAAGCCAATTCTTACAACATTAAAAGATGCGTTTGAAGTTTTGAAACAAACAAAACTGAATGGTTTTGTTTGCGAAGATTTATATTTCAAGAATAACTTGAATTAAATTTCAAAAAGCATTTTTTGATTTGGGACTTTATTTAATTTTGAAAATATATATTTACTACATTGAATTGATCTGTTAGAAAATATTCCTTCTCCTTCAATTGTGTCATATCTGTCAAATTCGTGTGCTCCATCTAAAACTAAATCATAATATTTGTTCATGGATGTTCCAATTGTTATAAATGTTATCTTCCTACCATGAACTGTATGGTGTCTGCCTGTGGCAATCAATCCTTTAAAATTAACATAATTATTATTTTCTTTGGAAAACATTCCCGGCATAAATCTATTGCTTATCCAATATCCTCTTTGTTGATATTGGTGCCAACCATCACCAGAAGATTCTGGAAATTTAGGATGCAGTTCATCTCCTATTAGTTTCCAAGGCCCTTTGCCAAAGGCAGCAAATTTCAAACCGGCTTTCTTAGCCTCCTGTATATGGACCCAAGGTCTATACAAAGATTGAGCATGATTCAAAGCAGACCACCAAAATTTCTTTGGTTGACGAACTTTTTCGTATGCCAAAGCCCAGACTAAATTGCCATAACTAGTCGCATGAGCATGACAAAAACTGTAAAGAGAAAAATAACCAAGCTCTTTTAGAATGAATTCTTTTTCTGGATGATATTTTATCTTTTCAGCAAATTCATCCATTTTGATTTTGTTTTTTTTACCAAATCCTTTACGATATAGTTCTGCATCTGATTCAGAACAGTTTAAAAGCTTCTGAATAAAAAGAATTCCATCATCGTCATATATTAATTGACCACGATGGTTTCTTTCCTTATGGAATTGATCTAATACACGAATTTTTCTTCCATCAGCCGAAGGCAATGGTCTTATCAAGGCAAGCGAAAATATCACATCTTTTCTGCATTTTGGCTGGACATCAACATGCAATCGTCTCTGAGCAGGGCTTTCTCCAAAAGTTACTCCCCATGTATTGCCTGAACGAAACAGATTTGCAGTTGATTCATCGTATTCTGGATAATCTTCTAAACTTCTAGAAGATAGTTCGTTTAGTTGTGCCAAACCCCTGTTGCACAAAATATCAATCTTGAACAATCCTTTTTGTTCAACTTCATCCTTATTCAATTTAATTTGATCATTTGTAAGCTTTAATTCTTCGGGAACACAATCTGGGAAAACAACAATTCCTCCACAATGCAGGGAGTAATTTTTAAAAGTTCCTTCTAATTCTTTGGCTCTATCCAGAATAGATTCAATTCTAGAACCAGCAATATTTTCAAAATCAAAATACTTGGGCATAAATTTTCTATTGCCATGTTCCCTTATGGCTTGTCGAACAGCAGAGTTAGGACGGTATAAAACATGATTGCTTATTCTTGCAACTCTATTTGGGTATTTTTCTTTGACTAATTCTATTACACTATCTCTTTGGTTATATGCAAAGTCTATGTCAATATCTGGAAGGTCTGAGCGGTTTTCATGCATGAAACGGCTCAAGACAAAATTGTTTTTAACAGGGTCCATATTGTGGATGCCCATTAAATAACAAATTAAGCTACATCCGGCAGAGCCTCTAGTGATAAAACGATATTCAGGAACCAAGTCCAGAATTTCTCTGACTTGAATGAATGATTCAGCAAAACCAAATTTCTCAATCAAAGCCATTTCTCTGGCATATCTGGCCAGATAGGCTTCTTCTTGAGGTAGCTTTCTTCTGAAATATTTTTCAACCTTCTGGATCAATGTGCTTCATCCCTAATTTAATATGCATGATTCCTCTTTCCAATTCCCTTATTCCATGAGCTAAATTTTCAGATTTGTAGCCCATTTTTTCTGTGATTACTTTTGTTGCTTTCAAGTGGTCTACCACGACACCTAAAACATCATGAGGTGTTTTTTCGTCACAAAGCTTGTCGATGATTGAAATCCATTTTTCATTCAACGACCTGTAGTTGATTCCACGCATGAGAGAGGCTCCTGAGAGGATTTTTCAGTTTATATGAGTTCCCAAGTTTTTTCAACAATTTTGGTTGTTTTTGTTTCAGCCGATTGGTATAAAGACTTCGGTTTTGATGAATAATTCTGTTCAACAGGGAGGAAAATTAAAATGGCTAAGTCGAAGCCCGCTTTTGATCGTGTTGAAATTGATAAGACGCATGCTGAAACTATCGGTGATGCGATGAAGGCATACATTGGCCAGCCTGTGGCCATTTTGTGCGCCAGATTCAATTATAGGGGTATTTTGAGCAAGGTTGGCAAGGACTACTGCATCATTGCCCAAGCCCGTGCTGTTGAAAGCTCCGGTGCTAGCAGCCAAGAAAGGCCTAGCAATGAAGACCCAATTGGATCATCTGTTATCATCAGTATCAACGCTGTCGAACTGATTTACCAACCAGCTTGGTGTTTTGCCGATTTAAATGATTGATATGTCAATGTAAACTCTTCCTGTTTCCAAAAAACAGGAAGAGTTTTGTTGTAATTTTGATTTATTGTAGTGGAGGGAATCAAATGAAAAATACCGGATTCAATTCTTGGAAAGCTCGACTTGAATTCATGGGCCAAGAGTTCCCGTTTACCAAACCGGAAGAGGGAATTGTTACAATTAAAAACGAAGAAGGTAGACTGCATGCCGATAATGAACCGGCATGGAGATCGCCTACGAGAATCATTTGGTATCGTGACGGCAGAAAGCATGGGATTGATGCCGATATTCATGGCAGCATTACTTACTATTACGAAAACATTAGGATTCCTCCACGCTATCACCAAGCTGTGGGTGAGCCAGAGATTTTGACAGTTGAAGAGGTATTGAAGCATCAAAATGCTGAAATACGATATGTAGGAATTAAAATCATCGGGTACGATAGAATTCGTACTCACAAAAACTGTAAGCTCGTTGATACCTGCAAAAAAACAGGCATGGAGCTTTTTAGTATCAAGGGTATTTTTGATGATCCGGTTTGTGTTTTGAAAGTGATTAATAGTACCGCAGAGCCAGATGGTACTTTTAAAAACTACTATTTGACGGTCCCTCCTAACATGAAAAAATGCAAGGAGGCGGTTGCATGGACTTTCAGAATGACTGCGGATGATTACGCTCCAATGCAAGAAACTTGATTGGCTGGCGTACATATGGTATGATTGTGTGTGGCATTTTGTGCTTTCAAAAGGAGAAAGATCATGAAAAGTTTCCAAGCAAGACAAGGTGATATCTATTTCAAGGCTTGCAATAAGCCAGATATCACCAAAATGAAAAAGAAAACCGATGGCATATTTGCCTATGGTGAAGTCACGGGTCATGCTCACCGGCTGACAACTAACATCTCTGACTGTGAATCCTATGTAGATGAAAACGGAGATATCTACATTCTCTCCGATAAAGAGATGCAAGTTGGACACGATGAGCACAATGTAATCACTTGTCCTCCTAATACTTGGATTTGTGTAAGCCGTCAGAGGGAATATGATCCGGCTGCTGCTGAAAAAGAGCGCAGAGTTGCTGATTAAGAAATCTTAAGTTTCATAGAAAAAGCCAAGCAAGAGTAAATATTCTTGCTTGGCTTTTTTATTTGGTAAAAAATATGCAACAAAAATTAGCTGATTATATATCTCGCTGCTGGGGAAGCAATTACTATTGCACAGAGTTATGTAACAGGGTTTGCAATTGCGGAACATTCGGACGATCTTTCAAATCGTCCGATGTTTACAATAACGACATGTTGAAATCTTTTGTCTTCGGTCAATTTAGTGAATCATCTACATTTAAAAGAAATAACTTTTAGAATGGTGTTGTTTCATTCCAGTCTACGCCATTATTTGTGACAGTTTTATTTTGACTGCTGCTGTCTTTTAATTTTTCAGAATCACTTGAAGCAAGTAACAGCAATTTGGCATTTGCATCTGGTGTTATAGGAGCACTTGGAGGAGTGAAGGGTGCATTGTACAATGCGGTTCCCTTGACGAATTGGAAATTTGTTATGTACCCTAGGAAATCAGAACCACCACGGGTTGATTCCGTACCTATGTACAACAAATTACTGCTGTCTGTTATATCATCGCTGTTAGCCCCGCTGTAAACTTGGGTACCGTTCACATAAGCAGTAAGAGTTCCTGAAGCTCTACAAACAGCTATGTGAGTCCAAGAGGTATAAATGCCTGAAATATTACCGCAATCTATCAAATTTCCATTTGTCCAAAAATAAAATGTATTTTCACTTGACTCCATGCTACAAGCGATACTTGCTGATGGCCAAGCATTCACCGAAAATACTCTTTCATTTCCACCAGTCGGGAATTGATATTGGAACCATTCGACTGTGAAATCTCCAGTACCTACAGCCCAGTCACTACTTGCAGGAACTGTCAAATAACTATTATTGAAATGCAAGCTACCACCAAGACCTACTGGAGAGTAACCGCCTCGAATGCCGTAATATAACATTTCAAGCTGTGTTCCACCCGGATTGATTTGACTGTAAGCATTTAATGTTTGAAGAGCTTGTTCTCCATACAATGTGAATTCATCACCATGTTTTAATTCATAAGGCCAATTTTCAATCCAAACAGTCTGGTTTTCTAGATTTCGAATAATGTTGTTCACATTTGAGTCTGGAAAATTTTGCCCTACAAATTGTAATGGATCGTAGGTTTTCACTCTGAATATAACTTCTGGATATGGATATTGATTTGATTTTTGCCCGCTTATACTCAAATATGTAAAATAGCTTCTAGTTGGATCTTCATCTTGGTCAGCATCGAATCCAATTCTATATGGACCAGCCGGAAGAACTTCATTCAAAACTAATGAATTGATTGCAACGCCTGTTGCACTTGCTCCATCATATACTTCGTAAGAAAATGTACCCGCTGATGGATCGTAAACAATCTTACAAGTGTATGTATTTCCAATACTCAAATCTGAGCCAGCACCTTCACCATCCTGAGTTATTCCAGATATCATCGGGCTCCCGCAGTCTACCTGAAAAGCAATTCTGGTTGTACTTGTGCCCCAAGACCATTCTGGCTCAATATTTGGATTGAAAATACAAATTGAATGATCGGCGCAATTATTTACTTGTACAAAAGTAGCTATAATCTCAGTTTTATTATCACTTGGGATATCAAAAGTTGTTCTAATAGGGTAAGAAACATCATCTGAAGTACCTGAAAACCACATTCCTGAAGAATCGAAACCGAAGTTTACATCAACGGTTGTTTTTTCAGTATTTGGGTAATAATCAAGCCAACTTGGTTTTGTTTCTAGGTTGCTGGTATACATAATTTTCCCTTTTTATAAATCTATACTTTTTTATTTATTGTTAATTTGTTGTTTTTATTAAGAGGCTAAATTATAAATATGTTTATATAATAATAAATAACATATACCTTACAAGGAGACAATATGGACGCAGAAAACGATTTAGTTGCTCAGGGCAATTTAATACATCCGAATTATTTGCAATATCAAAGTATCGGAGACACAGACATCAACTGGGTTTCCACAGACGGAGACCCATCCTCAGTAGCTGATGCAACTATTTCAGGTGATGCCAGCTTTAATAGTACTAACGAAGGGGTTTGGTTGACACCAGCCACCGATGGAACAACCGGATATCTTTATTGGCAAAAAGATTTCGATTACACTAAAAATATAATCATTTCCGCAACAACTCGCTCTGGTGGTGGTGATGGTGGTGATGGAATTACTTTCTTCCTAGGTGGATCAGATGTTGTTTCACAGGATGGAGAAGGCCATGATTCTTTATCAATATATGTTGATGAGTTCAATTCTGATGTGGTTTTAGTTCAGAAAGACCTTGCAACTGTAGGCCCATCTGTTTCCACTCTCAAAACTCTTGATGATAACACCTATAATTTTTGGGAAATCGTTTATGAGTACAAAGATGCCGATTCAAGGATTCTACATGTTTTGTTGAATAAAAGATATGTATCACGAATCGATGTAGGCAGTTGGACTCCCGGTGGCAACTACATCGGAATTTCTGGATGGTGTGGTTCAGTTAACAATGTGCATAGCGTGAAAAGCTTCCAAGTAAAATCAGCAAGAGGATGGATTGCTTTAACTCAGTAATTCAAAATTTTATAATTACATGAGACCTTGTCAAAACTTTGACAAGGTCTTTATTTTTTTATGTGTTATAATTATTCAGTTTGCAATAATTTTGCGGTTTAATAAAAGGATTGAAAAATGGCTAAGAAAACTGTTATTGACGAAGATAAAACATTTAGTATGATCATGTTGGTGATTTGTGGTTTGTTTTTGACTGTCATAATTTCTTTTTACTTTGCAGAAGTGAAAAAGACAGAATACTTAGACGATTTAATAAACAAAATGAATGACGAAAATCAAATGATCATGAATGAAAACCAAATGTTAAGAAATGAAATTTTTGAACTGAAGAAAAAAAGGACTGGAAATTAATTCATGAAACTATGTCATCGAACGAATTCCATAAGTGTGGTGCGATGTTGGGCCAATAATTCAAATGGATCAAAATTGTACAGCACTATTTCTCCTTCCAGTTTTTTTGTCACAAATGTAGTCAATTCATTTCTGTGGAACCTATCTGGAAATCTTTTTAAAAGAGGCGCTTTTAGTTTTTTGTTTGATGGCATGTTATGTTCTCACAACTGGTCAAGGAAAATTTAAAGTGAATCCAATCCTAGAATTGTGTCAGTTGTTTTGCAAAAAAGGCAAAACAAAATTTGCAATCAAATTATTAGACGAGTTATCAGAAATTCTGATAGACCCACATCAAGGATTTATTTTGGGTTCGTGTTATCAAGAGATAGCAGAGTTTCAAAAAGCTATTGATGTTTTTGAAAGTTGTGTTGAGTACTTGCACTCTAAGGATCAAGCATACAGACAACTTAGCATTTGCTACGCTAATTTGTTACAAATTGAAAAAGCACAAAAGTATTTAGATATGTGCTTCGATGTAGAAAACCAATTGATTGCCAAGGCAAACTTAAAACGGATCAAGGATGAAATAGAGCACTTAGGGTCGAATCATGGCTTTTGGTCAACTCATGAAAACCATATTCATAGTCCCAACCTTGCTAGATTCATTTCTTCATTGTTGACTAAAGACAGAAATATATATGACTTTGGTTGCGGTGATGGATTTTATTTATCAACTTTACAAGAGTCTGGATTTGATAAACTCACAGGCTTTGAGGGGAGCCCATCAACCAGTCCTAAATTCAGCAACATCCACAAGCAAGACCTAGCTGAATTGTTTAGTGTGCCAGAAAAAGGTCATGTAATCTGTCTTGAAGTAGCGGAGCATATTCCAAGGGAATATGAAAACATTCTTATTTCAAATATAACTAATGCATGTCATGGATATCTTATATTTAGTTGGGCAGTAAGGGGCCAAGGTGGAACTTGCCATGTAAATTGCAGAAACAATGACGAAGTTCTTGAAATGTTCTCCTCTCAAGGGTTTATTTTTTGTAAAGAGCTTACTACAAAAGCAAGGCTTCTTATCGAAGATCATTGTGACTGGTTCAGAGATACTATATTAATATTTTCAACTCATCAAGAGGAGGAAAATGCCATACATAAAAATTAATAATTATGTTGTAGTTAAACATAAAAATAATACTGGAGACTTTTATGCCGTGCATGCAATAACTTCGGCATTTGATGAACCGTTGACTTATTGTCAAGAACCTGTTAAGTTAGAAGCCGATACTTTGGCTGATCTGCAATCAAAAGTTTTTCAAGTAAGCAAGAGTGTTTTGGCAAATAAGCTAGTAGTTTCTGATTCAGAAAAATGATTTGACTTAGGCTTTTGGAGATCAAGTCATTTTTACTCTTGAAAAAGCATGGCAAGCATTAGAAGGCAGAAAAGAATTTGCCATCGTTGAAACTTATAACACTATAACTATTGATTATATTGTAATATCAGATGATACATTCTCCGATGATGAGTTTGGTCGTATTCGAAGAAACTTTCGAGGAGTTGTTTTCAACAAGAAGACAGGAGAAATAATCAGTCTTCCGTTTCACAAGTTTTTTAATCTCAATCAGACAGTAGAAACTCAATTCCATTTGCACAAACACAAAAAAGCGTATGTTTTTGAAAAACTTGATGGGAGCATGATTCATTTTTTCAGGATGCCTGACGGTAGCGTCACATGCTCAACATGTCGGTCAACAAACTCTATTCAGGCAAAACAAGCAAAAGAATTTGCATTCAACAATGCTTATCTATTGAATAAGATTGTGCAAAGCATAGATTATGGGTTTACTCCAATTTTTGAATGGGTAGCCCCGCATAATCAAATAGTGTGCCATTATAAAAATCCGAGACTTGTTTACCTCAATTCTAGGAATAGATCAACCGGAGATTATTTTTTTGAGGAGAAGTATGCAGACAAAGCTGTGCGGTATGACATAGAATTTTCGGATATTCTGAATCACATAAACGGAACTGAAATGGAAGGTTATGTTTGTCATTTAAGCTGTGGGACTATACTGAAGGTAAAAACACCATGGTATTTAACTAGGCATCGTGCTGTTGACATAATGATGAGCCCTAAGTACAAGGTTATGGACTTAGCATTACAGGGTTGTCTGGATGATGTAATTTCAAATGCTCCTGATATGCATAAGCAGGTTTTGATGGATATTGATTCTGTTGTAAAAAATGATGTAGTAGAGTTTCATGCTGCATTAATTGAAGAGTATAGTTATTTGACAAGAAATCTGGAAATGAACGATACTGCATCCTGTAAAAAACAAGTTGCATCAGCATGTCAAGCAAGCCCAAATTTTCCGGCTATGATGATGTTGTATCAAAATAAAGATACAAAAAGTTTCGTGAGTAAAAAATTATATGAAAAATATAAATCTTTGTACCCCAATAAACTGTTAAATTCTGAAACATGATCAACATTAATCTCAGTTTTGAGGCAAAATGTTTGATTTTATCAATAATTTTCGGCATAATTTTAGGATTGACAATAGCTACAGTAGTGGTGGCTTTCTGATGGGGATTTATGGAAGTAATAAAAAATTTTTTGTCTCAACCCTCTGTTGCTATGTTAGGGTTTTGTTTATGTTGGATAACTATTTTTATAATCCATTTGATTAAAGACAATCGTTGATATGTTAAGATTGTTACCAGAAATAGACATTTTTGTGTTGGGCCATGAGAAATGTCAGATAGACAAAATTCCTAGTAAACCATTTTTACATAAAATAAATTTAAATCAATTAGAACTACCGATAAAAAATACAAATGATCTAGCAGAAAATAGATTCTTTTTACTTAAAAAAGAACAGTTTAATAATTGCAAAGATTACATAGGCGTTTTGACATCAAATTTTGATACGAAGTATCCAAATTTACTAAGTCTTGAAAATTTTGATCAAATAAGAGAGAAATTAAAGCATGATACTGTTTATGCAGCCAGCCCAACAGAAACATTCTATGAGGGGAAGTGGTTAAAATATACTTACAAGTATCATCTCACTATACAAAAATATATTGAGGATATGGCAAAACAATTCCATTTATCTTTAGAGGAAAATCCCACTTTATGGGCAAATAATTTTATTTGTCACAAAAGTATCTTCTTCAAATTTTTGGAATTTTTCCAAAAAGTTTTTTCTTACATGCATCAGAAGTATGAATACAGTTATCAAATGAAAGTTGATGATCCGTCAAGGACTGCTGCGTATGTTTATGAGCGGATTAGTATGTTATATTTTTCTAATAGAAAAGATTTAAAAATTTATAAAATACCAAATAAAAAACCATTTTCCTTAGACTGTGTGAATTGGATTTCTTTGGCATCTGAGAACTATAAAATTTTAAGTAAAGGATGCATCGATGATTTGATAAAACTTGGTGTAAGTAATGAAAATATAACTCATAAAAATATACCTTTGCCAGACTACATGAAAGGTGAAATTAGATTTGGGAGTGATATATGGCATCATTCCATAAAAAACAAAATTGAATTAATAATCGAAATATTAAAGAAAAACTCTACAAACGAGAGATACGATTATTTTATTTGTCATGATTGTGATGTTCAATTTTTTCCTGAAAGGCTATCTGTTTGGGAAGAGCTTTTTGAATATGTGGACTCCACTAATTATGATTTTTATTTCCAACCAGAAATTGTGTATGAAAATTATGAGTTGTGTGCTGGGTTTTATATAATAAAAAAAAGCAGAATACAAAAAGCTATCTATTTTTTGAATTTAGTATTAGAAAATCTTAAAAACACACCCCAAGAGCAATTAGAGTTTGCGGATCAATCTGTTATCAAAAACCTTCAGCATAAAACAAAATTTGTGTTACTCCATGAAAAATATTGTGCTTTTGCGGGTCGATTTAACGAAGAATATAAAAGCACTTATTTGTTTCACCACGCTATAGCAGCAAAAACAATTGCTGAAAAATTATCGCAGATGCGTAAGATGAAAAAGCTTATGCAGGAAAATAAGAGTAGTTTTTCGATCAGCAAATAATTTTATATTTTTCTGGTATTTGTACACACTTGCAAATATTTTCAGTAAAAAATGAAACAAATTGTTCTTTTTTTTCTATTCTATTTTGCCATCCTTTTTTTAATGTAAGTGTTTCTGGATGGAAATTGCCTTCAAGTAATGTTTTTTGATTTCGTGCATAAAGAACATCGTAATCGATCATTTTGAGATGAATCAACATAAGTTGAGTGTCAATCGTAGGATATGTTTCATCAAAATTATGCATACTATTCCAATAATCTATTGGCTCTTTTATAAAAACTGGTTTCCTGAAGTAATTGTTATCCCACCACAGTTTTCTTTGTTTTAATAATGGCAAGTCAGGATTCAATGCGCTCTCATTATTTTGAATATCATGTATTGGTTCATAACCCAAACAACGAATTACTTTTTGTGGCCACTTAAAGTATTTTTTTGCTGCCTGAATTAAGCCGTTTGGGTGATATAAAATTTCATCACATTCGGCCAGATACACAGAGTAATATTGATCGAGTAAAATTCTCATCAGCCTCGTAAGCTCTTGATTAATTGCTGTGAAGTCGTGGTTAAATTTTGTATTGAAAACAAAATTATTGAAAAGAAATTTTTTTCTGTAGTTGTATATGAAGCTATTTTCGCAATTATTTTCGACAACGAAAATATCTTCGGGATTAAATATTTTAGTGTAATATTTTAAAAATATTGGAAAGAAAAAATGCTCGTCATGGACATATGTCAATAAACAACAGGATTTTTTCATGGGCTTGTATAAATTTACTCTTTCCATTATAATCCTATGAAAATGAGGCGTATATGAAAACAGAAAAAACTTTCAACATCTTAATGTTTTGTTTAGAAATGATGAAAAGAGCGTTTTGTTTCTTCTTTATTTTGTCTGCTTTAAATATAGGTAAAATTTTGATATACTATGATCAATATCATCTACAAGTTCCACATTATATGGGTGTATTTTTGATTTCATTGGTTTTTTTGCTAATAATAAATTTATTACAATCAGGAATGAGAAGTGATGTATGATCGTGATATTTAATGTTAAAGTTAGCAACCTTAGATTTTTCGTTCATCAAAGGCCTAACTTATCTGATTTTTGTAGAGCAGATATATTCAAGTATTCTATAGCTAGTCATGCAATTTTAAACAAGCATGTATCAAGATACATATTTTTCATTCAATTAGATAATGATTTAGAAAATAAAAAAGATGAAATCAAACAATTCATTCAGCAGAATATCGATGTATCGAAGACGGACCTAATGTGGCACCGAAATAACACAATTACAGACTGGAAAAATCATAGTGCCCTATGGAATAATTTAGATGATGAAATAATATGGTTTGCAGGTAACGATGATCATATATTTTTTGATTACAACTTAGAGTTAGTCGAAACAGCAACTAAGTTGCTTGAAGAAGAAAGTAATAATTTTGCTGCTGTATATTTTTCGCATTGGCCAGAAGCAATTCGCATGGCATTTCACTATCATGGTAAAATTCATCAAAACAAAAATTTTGTTTTTTTTAATTGGGAGAATCACGATTCAATTCGGATTGTGACTAAAAAACTATTTAATTATTATTGGTTTGGCACAAAAGCCGATACGGCATGTGTAGATTTTTATAGAACAGATGCATTTAACTTTTCCGATGAGGGTAAATTTCCCATCAAAACATTCGTGCCAACCAGAGAGATGTGCAGGCATTTTGATGGATATAGTCATGTCGGTGGTTTATACGATTTTTTCCCCCCACTAGAAATACCAAGAGGTTTTTTTGAATCTCAAATGATAGTCAACTATGGTTTTGAAGAGATTGACAGAAATGTGACCAACATAAATCCAAGAGCAATTTCATTCAAGACAACAAATTTAGAGTCAGGCCATGACATGTGGACTATTCTTGATCGCTTGCCGTTATTCTGGAAAAACAGAATTTCAAAAATAAACTCAAATCTTGAAAATGATTATAAATTCAAATCATGTTACAAAAATCGTTATATACAAAGCCTTAAAGAGAGAGTGGATTGTCATTTTACCCGTTTCGATACTACCTATCACCCACCTGAAGAGTGGATTTTAAAACATCTTGATTAAAATATATAGTTCATGACAAAACTAGTAATACTTGCAGCTGGATTCGGTTCAAGAATGGGCTTATTAGGAGATTCGTTTAACAAGGCTTTGTTGCCTATACAGGGGAAGGCTGTAATCTCACATATAATAGAAAATGCTCCTGTTGATCATATAATAATTGCTATTGGATATAGAGGGCAACAAATTAAGGATTATTGTTCAATATTTCATCAAAAAAACAATATTACATTTATTGAGGTAGACAATTATGACGGCCCCGGTGCAGGCCCCGGATACAGCATGTTTTGTTGCAAGGCAGAGTTAAATTGTCCTTTCTATCTGGTGACAGTCGATTCTTTACTGACGCAAAAACTACCAGCAATAGATTGCAACTGGATTGGATCAGGAGATGTAGATGACATGAGACACTATTCAACCTTGAAAGTAGATGAAAATGACATCGTGGTTGATTTTCAAAACAAAAATGAAAACAGTTTGCCTTTGGCTTTCACAGGTGTAATCGCAGTAAAGGATTATGATTTATTTTGGAAAAGGTACGAACAATATTTAAATGAAAAACCGGATAAAGAAATTGAATTTGTTGGGGCATTTTACAGACCTTTCTTTGCACCAATTAAGAACAAGAAAATAGCTTGGAAAGATGTTGGAAGAAGAACCTTGTACATGAGTGTTTACGAATCTTTAGATGGTGTTGATGATTATGATTTAAAAAAAGTTGATCACGATGAATTGACATACATTTACGATGGCAAAGTAGCAAAACTTTCCATGCCAAAAATTATTACTCAAAAAAAATTAAGACAAAGAATTTTACATGACTTTACACCTGAGCCCATTCATGACAATCTTCACAACTTATTAGTTCATAACTTTATCTGTGGGAAAAACTTATACCAAATTGGAGATGCAGAAGTTTATCATAAGTTTTTAAAATGGGCTGATGATAATTTATTCTGTAAAACAATTGAATGTAACAAAGGATTCAAAGAAGCTTGTGAAAAATTTTATAAACAGAAAACTTATGAAAGAATAGCTGCATTTTACAAAAGATTTCCAGAGTTCAATTCTGAATTGATTATTGCGAGCACCACATGTGGAAACGCATTCGATTATTTCAATAAGATTGATTGGAATTTTATCTGTGAAGAATCAAAGGCCTATATTTTTCATGGTGATTTAAATTTTGGAAATATAATTCTTCAGACTAACGGAGATTTCAAACTAATTGACTGGAGATCAGATTTTGCTGGATTACCTTATGGAGATTTGTATTATGATTTTGCAAAACTTTATGCTGGATGTTTGATTAACTTTTATAAATGTTGTTACGATAAAAGATATTTTTATAAAAAACAAAGCAAAGAATATGATGTCAATTGGTTTTCGACTGCTGATGAACAAATATTTATTCACCATTTCAGAAACTGGCTGGTAAAAAACAATTTCTCGCTTGATAAAGTAGAATTATTGTCTTATTTAATTTTATTAAACATGGCCCCGTTACATCTTGAAAATTTTTCCAAATATCTGTATCTTCAAGGTATCAGGTACTTGGAGATTCATTTCCAAAAAAAATGACTGGAGCAAACATGGCTGCTTGGGAAAAAAGAGTTGATACTCGTACAAATGACATGGCCCATGGCATTACTTTCCATATGTGGGAAAGGTACATGGAGGACTGTAGAGGAGAAGCAGCATACAATACAAAAAAATTACACCTTGATGGCAAGGTCAGTCTTACTATAGCACAGGGCCAACATAAGTATGGAGATGAATTAATTGCTCAAGTTTATGGAGTTGGTGGTGAGTTTAAGCCTAGACGAGCAAGTACACATAATAGAATTCAAGTTTATCTTGGCAAGATAGATGAAAGCACGGCTACTATGCTTGAAGAAATGGCTCAAACAATTAGAAAAATAATTAGTGAAACTACAAATAGTCAGACTGACTTGACCAAGGAAACAAATTCTTCGTGCTTGTAGTTTGTAAAATTATCAACATAGGTTATTGCAACTTGAGATTCTGTTTCCAACATGGAGCGGATTTGCTCCTTGAGCCGTGTTTCATTTTGTTCTGACATTTTTTCACATACGACTTGGAGTTCTAATTGATGCAAAGAGTGCTGTATTAGCTTATATCTTTTTATTCCGAAATCATCATAGTATGTTCTGCTGCCAAATAATGGCCATTTTTTATCTCCATTAGGATAAACAAACATATTTCTTACTCTGCCGTAAATTTTTGTTATTGTTTGCAAAGACCTACCACAACTACAAGTTCCCAATTCTATCAAATCACCGTGCTTATATCTTCTAATGTAAGGATTTGTTAGAGTTGTTATTATTAATTCTTTGTTTTCATTAGTTTCAACAATTTGGTTTTCCATGACATGATAATTTTCTTGATTTGTCGGACATTGAATTGCAATTGTGCCACATTCTTCAGATGAATACATACTGCCACCCAGTTCACCAGTACCTTTTACATCTATTAAGTTGGTGATTTTTTTGAGATCAAGTTGTTTGGCTACAGTAGGATTGCAATGAAGATAATGTGGATTTTTCTTTTCAAGCCATTCTTGTATTTCTCTTACTGTGCCTAAATGGGATTTATAAGATTTTCCCTGCTTCGGTGCAATAATTTTTGGAATACCCCAAGAATCAAATTCTTTATCTTCTTTTTCTATACTGGGTTTTACCGTTGCTTTAGTCAATCCAAAATTCCAGTTTCTCCATTTCATCTCACGAATGTTTGTTGCCATGTACCAGATGTGATCGAGAATAGTTTTTTCAACGGTTACGGGTATGCCAGTTGATCCAGAACTTTTGCAACTGAATACACCTTTTTCCATTTTGGTTTTTTGCAATTCTTCTCTGCTTATGATTGGTAAATTTTTGACAAAATCGAAATTTGGTTTATAATTGTACTGCATGACATCAAAAGAATCTAGAAGATGCTTTATGTGTTGATCAATTGAAATTCTTTGCATGGAAGTTCCATATTAAAAAGGAATAAACTGATTGGTCTTCTATTGTATCAGGCTTTATGTAAAGCTCATGTGGATGTGTAAAATAATTTGCAATTTTCATGTTCGGCAAACGCTCATTAAAATATCTTACAACGAAACGGTTACAATGAGTAGATGCCATTTTTAGTACATCATTAGTAAGCTCTTCCGTAAAGTTTAAAACCCCATCACCCATGATGTTATTATAAAATATTTTATTATTTCTCCAATCTCCAACTATAACATTTTTAGATAAAAACCACGGATCGATATCCAGTTGATAATCAGTATGTATTAAAAGTTTATGTGTACAGCCAAGAAGCAAGCTGGAGCCTTGAATTTTATATTTTATGTAAATATTGATATCATCGTCTGATGGGCTATAGGGAGGCTGCAATTGTGTAGCCCAATATGTTTTATCGACAAGCATAATTTAATGTAGACACAATTCAAAATTTTTGCGTACAATGTGTCTCAGGTTCGTATACAGGAGGCAATAATATGGAATATGATTTTAGTTTTTATGGTTTGGCAACTGATATCAAACCACCTTTGAAAGTAAGTTGGCAAGAAACCAAAAGAACAGTTGATCTATCTCATAGGTCATATGCTTTTAGTTTTTTTGATAAAGGAGCTAAACAGAGCAAACATGCTGTATCATCGTGGGGCAGTAAAAAAGTTTTCTTCGGTATAATGCGCTTCCAGAGAAGTGGCTGCTTTTCCAAAAATCCCGTGGTTTCTGAATCAATTTGTTTTGGAGAATGGAGAATATAATGACAATTCACAATGCAGCAGTCATCTGCTCTTCCGTGTTTGGCAAAAGAGCTATTTCTGTTAATAATGCCAATCAACATAAAAGCAAATGTTTTACACTTTCACATTATGGGCATAATCATCAAGATTATACTTTACATATATTAGGCAGTTCATACGCACCTTATGTTTACAGCCGTATTCAGTTCAGGGCTTTTTGGGTTTAATGTCATTTTTTATTAAAAAAACAAATTAAAACACAATACCTACTAGCAAAAGCTGGTAGGTATTTGTGGATAAAATAGAAAAACTAAAAGTATTTTGCGAGAAAATCAATCTGAGTCTCGGAGACTTTTTACAGGTTTATGACAATGAATTTTTTCCTGAAACAAAAATAGAAAAATACTGCTTATTCAAAAATATTATTGATAGAAATTTGAATCAAGAACAAAAAGATTTTATAGATAGTGTCTGCAACCTTAATAACAGAGATAGTCGAACACCTACTGAATATGCAAGAGATTTAGTCGTTTCTTGGCTTGTAGAAGATGTAATAAAAAAATACCTTAATTTGAAAAATAATGGAGCGGATTCACAACGAAATTTTCTAAAAAGCAAACAAATCAAATATGATTCTGATTTTATGTTAAATGATCGATATTTGGAACTTTATGTCAATTTTACTGATTATTGGATTAAACAGAAAAAAATTGATTTAAGAATGGATAAACACTCACATTTAGTAAAAAACAAGTCGTTATTACTTGGGATAGCCTTCAATACATATCAGTTTTTCCTGATTGACTTTGGTTCAGAAGATTTGCCGTTTCATGAAAACTACAATTATTTTTGGAAGAAAAAATGCTACACTTGTGATAAGTATGATAAATTCTACGACATTGCAGAATTGAAAAACTATCTTTCTTACTTTGGATAAATATGATTCATAAAATATGGTCTTGTTCATCTACGAGTTGCTGGACTGGATCGACAGGTTTTCATCATTCGATCAATCACTTCTACAATAAAAGCAAAGGCCGATGCTTTCGCATGAATCACAGCTTTTCAAAGAATTCAATATTTTTGACTGAATGCGAGTTCATCAGACGATATTATTTTAGTGGAAACATTCAGGTTTCCCGAAATTGGAACTCAAACTCTTGATTAAACAAATAATAGCTAGAAGTAGACAGAATCAGTTTGTTTTTTATGAATTTGATTATATTGGCCAGCACATTCTTAGAGATGGAGTTTGGGAACCCCATTTTGACGAGGTAATTAAGCTTATAGGCGCTGGCTCATGTTTAGTTGATATCGGGGCCAACTTTGGTTACAACAGCGTTTTAATGGCAAAAAAGACGGGTTTAAATGGCAAGCTATTTGCCTTCGAACCACAGCGATTACTATTCCAACAATTAAATGCAAATTTAGTGCTGAATGATATCCAAAATGCTTACACTTACAATTTGGCTTTAGGAAATGAATCTGGCCAAGTTCTCACAATGGAGCCAATTGATTATCAGCAAGCATGCGTAAATTTGGGCGCTTTGAGCATTGGTTCTGGTGGAGAAACTATTAAGACTACGAAGTTAGATGATTTAGAAATTGGCAGAATAGATTTCATAAAATTAGATGCTCAGGGTTATGAAAAGTTTATTATGCAAGGCGCAGAAAACACTATTAAGAAATACATGCCAACCATTTTCATAGAAATCGAAGAGCATCATCTGCAAAAGTTTGGTGTTACAACAGACGAAATATACGAGTTGATTTCAAGTTTTGGCTACCAAATTTACAAAATCCAAAATGATTGGCCATATGATCATATTTGTAGTGTTGACCCAAGAGTTGAACATTTAAATTTGCCAATATTTAAAATGATCAAAAATAACTAAATTGTTTGTCTTGTTAATAAATATATTACTATGATAACACTACAAGAATGGCTGCTATTGGATGAAAGTAAAAAAGATGCTTGCTATCACAAGGTAAAAGCAAGGTATCGTGTTTGGCCTAGTGCCTACGCCAGCGGGGCGTTAGTAAAATGCCGTAAAGTTGGAGCCAAGAATTGGGGAAATAAAAAGAAGAAAAAACTAAAAGAGAATAAATTTCCAACACTTGAGCAATATTTGAATGAAACAAAATTCGGTCTTGAGAAGGAACGAGGTCTGAAGGGATGGTTTGATAGAAACCAAGGTAAAGGTTGGATTGACTGCAAAGCAAGCAAAAAAGGAAAACTAGTTCCCTGTGGTAGACAAAAGACTGGTCCCGGTACAGAGAGAAAATATCCTGCTTGCAGACCAACACTAAGCATGTGTAACACGGCTAAGAAAAAGAAAAAAAGCAGCAAGCCAATCAGCTGGGAGAAGAAATGAAATTTAAGGAATGGCTGCTGAATGAGGCAAAAGCATTTTCAACATCAGAAATAAAAGATTTAGCGGATAAAATCAAAGTGGATATAAGCAAATTTGATATCCAAGCAATCAAAGATGGTATGTCTGTAGAACAAGAGCATATGCAATCAAAAAAATTGGATGTAATTCAGGGTGATGAATCCAAGATTTTGAAAATTGCGTTAGCGCATCTGGAAGAAGATAAAAACTATTACAAAAAGTTGAAAAAAATTGAGCTTTAATGTTAACAAAAATATTAATCACAAGCCATGTTGATTACTTTGATATTTCGTGTAAGTTTTTATTGAATTCGATTTATCAAAATTGCCCGTTAATAAAACCACAAGACATTCTCATAGTAAAAGCTGGCGGTTATGATGACTACAAAATAGACAAAACCTGTCCAGAAGAAATAATTACTGCTCCACACAATGAATTCGATTTTACTGCCTTGATTGCCATGGTCGAGTTGGACTACCAAGCAGATTACTTTTTCTTGATGCACGATACTTGTTATGTAGGGGGGCACTTCTTTCCAAACTATTTGAAATTTGAACACGGAACTAAAACCAAGCCTGTTACAAGTTGTCAACGAAGTATGTCTATGGGTCTTTATAGTAAAGAATTTATTGTGGAGTCGAAACAGGAATTAATTGACCTTAAGAATACGGACTACACAGTACAAGGTTTGCAGAGATCAAAAAGCCTAGCTGTTGAAAAAGAAGATTTTTTATTTCAAAGATACCCAATGTCTGGCTATTGCCAACCGCCGAAAGATTGCGGTGAAAAAGATTTTTACAACACCGGAATTAATAGAAAAACAGAATACTACAGAGAGCTTGATTTATATAAAATAAAGTCAAATTGGTTCAGCAAAAATGAGTGGACTATAAAAATTTGAACAATTATGGTTTGCTTATTTTTTTTATGTATTGAATATTATCTTGCACAGTAAGAACTGTACTTGATTCTGCATGTATCAATAAATTGTTCTTTATCAGAACCACCGAGCCATATTGCTCCATATTTCTTTGCAAAATCCAATCATCTCCATTCATAATTTCACCTGTAAATGAAATTTCGATTGGAACCCAGCTAGCGGTTCTGCCGAACAAAAACCATCCTTGTTTGATGTTTGTTGGATATTGTCTGATTTCATGAGTTAAATTAGCGTTAAATTTCGTCATGTGTTCGAGTCTGTGAAAAGCCTTTTCTCTATGGCTAAAAACATGAGTTGAAACCGTAGTAACATTCAAATGTGGGCTATAAGTCAAAAACTTCACTAAACTATCAAGTAGCTCTGGAAAGAAAACAACATCATCGTTCAGCAAACAATAATACTCTGTATTACATCTGGATAATCCATAGTTCCATGCGGAGTTGACATATAAATTTGGCAAATCATTCACAACGCTGACCATGGGATAATTTTTGAAACTTTCAGTCATCATGTCTGAGTTTGCATTGTTAATTATTATCACCTCATGAACAAATTTTGTTTTAAGGCAAATTTGCTCGACCATTTTTAAAGTTATTTCGTTAAAAACTACTTGTAGAGTTGGAATTACGATGGTCACTTTATTTTTAATTGTATTTTTTGAAGCGTATGGCCTGTCATGCAGTTTTATATTCGTTATTTTTGTTTCTACTTGAAATGGCACACTAAGATTTTCTGTTTTTGATAAATTTTGCAACGGTATTGCAGACCTAGATTGTTGTTTAATAAATGAATTGTAATCAGATGGCACAGTAGGCCTGATTTTATTTTTTTGCTTTTTAATTAGGTTGTCACGACTTTTTTGACTGCTCGAATTTTTTGTATTTGTATTTATTGGTATCAGCGATTTGAAATTTGGATATGCTTTTTCATTGGTCATATTCACATTTTTATATTTGGGTAAATTATTTTTTTTATTATTCATTGAATTCTTCTCTTATTTGTTTTTCCCCGGCTTCAAAAATATTTATTGTTTTACCTTTGGCAGTCCAACCATAATTTTTGCATGTAGCTGTCCATCACCCAAAACTCGGCCATACCACCCTTTGTATTTGTCAAATACTTCTGCCACTTTTGGTGGCAATTTGCTCAAATCTGGATGATTGCCATACCATTTAACTTCTTTGTTTATTATGCTGTTTACTACATCAGGATTCTCTACTACGGGAACTCCCATGCTTAAAAGTATCTTGGCAAGTTTGTCCGATACTTCGGCATAGTGTCCGGGTTGTTTCAATTCATAAGCTTTATGGGCAATTAAATTATTTTTTGCAATATCGCTTGATGATTTTGCAGCAGATGCAACAGATTTGCTTCCACCAGAACGCTGCTTGTAAATAGTCACGGCATCCATGTCTGGAACGGCATCAACATCTATGGCTTTTGCGACTGACACTTCACCGTTTTTAAAGGCATTGATTACATCCTTAGCTGATTTAAAATCAGCATGGCCACCTATGCTTTTATAGGCAGAATTTATGAGATCAAATATTTCATAAGCCAAATCAGGGTCTTTTTCTATGTTAGTAGAATCTATGGTCACCCATTTGTTTTTTACACCAAAACTTTTTTCAAAATCCTCTGTGATTCTTTTATTGAACCAATTTGAAAATGAGTAATTCATATAGTCCTCTTTTTATTTATATATATAAATCATCCCGAATGAATAAAAAACAGGGTACACATCATGAGTCTGTTTGACCTGTAGTAGTACTCACCTTTAATCGGCTTCCATTTATCTTTTTCCCAAACCAAGTTGTACAAATTTTTGTAGACCAAGTCATAGTACACCTTTTGGCAAAAGAGTTTCTCCGCAACAGCGTTTGCAGCTATGAATGTCCCCGGTGCTGCATAATTCATGGTAGTTGCCAAGTCTGAAATGAAATCTCGATTATCGATACTGTAAATGGTATCAAAATAGATTATGGCTGGGTTGAATTCTTCGGCCATTTCATACTTTACAACATTCTTCCAATCACCATGATAAAAGTTCGCATCTGGATGAACCTTTCTATTTTCCAGAATATAGTCTAAATTATTGTCAATTCCGTGGAATTGATTCTTTTTTGTGATCAGACCAGCAGAAAGAATCTGACTGATTTCTGACCCAAACCCTACACAATCTCCATCAGGCTGGAGATTACATAAGGTCCAGTATTGCTTGTCTTCAGGAATTGTTTGACAACCTGTAGACGCACGGTAAAGATCAATCATGATTTTCCGTGCATCATGTTTTCTTTTGCTCTTGTGATAATCAGGTTGTTTTGTCTTTTTTGCCACGACTTTTCCTCCTTGTCTTGGGATTCTGAACAACATTTCTCATAATCGGATCAATAATTTTCCGATCAGTCGGAATTTTTCCATGCTTTTTAGCAGCAGCGTTTAGTCCATCAACAATAATTCGTAGTTCAGCATTCGTTGGAATTCTTTCATGCATGTCTAGGAATATGTTGACATACAGTTTGACCCAATCTACAAATTTGTCTTTGCTGAACCTATCGTGCTGTTGCTTGAAAAATCGACCCATACGCTGCATCAATTTAGTACTAGCTGTACCCTCAAAGAAACTTCTACCAGCAATATTCTTTTTGAATATTGTTTCAAAGCCCATCTTGCGAATCCAGCTGCTGGCGTATCCATCGATTTCTGCACGAATCTTCTTGCTTTTTGTGTCACAACGCCTTGCAACATCAATATACAATGCAGCAACAAGCTCGTCCCTTGGTACTGGAACAATCATATGCTTCTCGTACTTCTTAACGATAGCCTCAATCTCTTCTTTTACTTCATCAGCGTCCTTGATGTCGTTTGAGGCAAGCATAGTCACAAGTTGATAGACTTCGGTTTTGATCTGATGATATTTTTCTGTCTCAAAAACATCTTGAAGATCAACGGTTTTTTCACGATCACCGTGATCATCATCATCATCATCCTTATCAGTCGCTTCTAATGGTGGTTTAATGACTGGTAGTTTAATTGGGTAGAATAAATCATCGTAGATAGACATAGCCAGAATTGCATTAAAATAATCTGTGAATTTATTTTGCAATTCATCACCGTCACTCTCCCAGTCATTAAAGTGCTCAATATAGCAAGTCATAACAATATTGTGCTTGGATTTGTAACGACGAGTTGCTCTACCTAGTTTTTGAATAGGTTGCAGAACATTTCTATCCAAAACTAAATTATGCACCCGTGAGCAAGCAGGCCAATCAGTTCCCTCCCGGCCAATCATGCATGTAACAACACAATCGAAGTCCTTATTTTCAGATAGCAACCTTTGTTTGTCTGTATCCTGATTATAAATCAAATCAAGAACCCGGTTGCTTCCATATATTGCTTTCATTTTACGAACAAGCTTTTTCACCCAAACTGATTTATCAATATATTTGAACATACCAGTATTGTCCGATGGGACAATAATAATATGCTTTTGTGACTTTTCTTTTTTGATTGACTTTTCAAGAATGCCTAGCAAATCATCAGAATCTGAAAAGGCGGAAAAATTCATGCTCAATCGGTCAATTCCCGTACTTTTCCAAAATGTCATCCAATCAACTTTGTATTTCTTAAATCGGCCTATATCAAGATTGTTTAGAATGCTGGCACGGTCCCCACGGAACATAGTGGCGGTAGTGCAATGAAGATGGCCTTTACGAGCAATAAAATCACGAATAACACGGCCCAGCTGGTTGCAACCATCATCATCCAGCCCATCAAGTCGCAGGTGATGTACCTCATCAATTCTAATAGCTGTAGTTTGAGAAACATAATCTTTTTCACTACTAGTTAGATTTTTCCATACCGCTACTAGAGTTGGATAGCAACAGACGGCAAGCCCATGATCAAGAACCTTCAGTTGCTTGATGCGGTCGGAAAATTTAGTTGATGGAGTTTTTGCCAAAAGAAAGGCACGAATGTTGGCTTCAGACTTCTTATTGACTAGTTCACAATAATTTTCAGTAATCTGCCACTCATAAGCAGACCCATTGATATCGATTCTACTAAACTGCTTGATACCTTGTGAATCAATATACTCCATGGAAAAATTGTTGCCAATATTGCGCTGCGGTGCAATGAACAGCTGTTTGCGCTTGAAGCTATTGGTGACCAGATCAATTCCGGCCAGAGTGTTTTGAACAATCGTCTTACCGCTGCCGGTAGGAGCAACATAAATTGTAAGGGGATGTCCCTTGAGTTTTGCTACACCGTCTTTTTGATAGCCACGACCATTTGCTCCAGCAACTTTGACAGCACTCAGATTATCACGATAGGTAAATTCCCGCTTCGAGGGACGAATGCCAGAATGTGTAAATCCCTTGGGAATAACACCACGCACTACTTGCTTCATGCTCATTAAAAAACCTCCTGTATGAAGTATTAAACAAGGTACTTTAATGTGATCACGAAATTAGTTTCGCCAGTTGTTCTACCAATTTAATTTTTGAGTGTGTACTAGAATTAAAGAAAATCTCCCATGTACTCCATATTATCAGCTTTTAAAAGTAGTATAGATGGAGTAAGACCATCGTCAGGCATAAATCCCATGCTTTGCTCTTCCTTGATTCTTTTTTCAATAATTTTACCAAATTTCTTGTCCATGCTTGCTTTTACAATTACAAGTTGTAGCAAAGCTTTATTGCGTGGGCAAAAATAAACGACTATTCCTTCATTAGCTTTGACATGATATCTATCTACTTCTCGAAATCCATAATATCTATCAAGATATTGTTCTTGAGCTTTCATGAGGTCATCTTGTGTATCTCTTTCCACTTTATTCAAAAATACTAATTCACCCTCACGAACAGGTTCATCAGTATTTGCCCAATCTAGAATATCACCATCGCAGTTAGGATAATGTGGGCAACTGATGTAATCTATCTCAGGGCCAGCTATGACTTTGTAGTCTTTCACAAGAAAAACACTTTCGCACAAAAGACATTTCTTTTTACCTTCGATATCCTTGTGTTCTTCTATAGGACTATTTTTTTCCAAATATTCTTTTTTGTTTTTTATGTAAAGCTCTCTTGGGCCTCCTCCCTCAAGAAAATCTTCTAATCTATGATCTTTTTCCATATCAAATCTAATTTTTTTACCAACAAACTTTTCTTTACCATCATCTGGACTGAAATCAAAATAAAAATTGCCATCGTTTTCAGTTACTATCAATTCCCCACTCAAGGCATCGAATTTTTCTAAAACTTGTATTAAACGATTTTGCAAACCTTTAATTGTTACATCGTTTTCATAAATATCTGTTTCTGTTATTGAGCTATTAACTATGACACGGCTTTTGCCAAATTTTTTCTTGACAAATTCAAGTATCTCTCCACCTGCAAAAGCCATGTCATCAAATTCAATTACTTTCATTTTACCCCATTAAATAATTAAACATGTCTTAAGTTTAATAGAGCAACTTTCTCAAAATATTATAGTTGAGAACATACGGTCACAGCAGGTACATACGCATTATTGATAAAACGCATTTCAACACACTTGCAATTTTGTCTTGAACAGATAAATCCTACTTTGCTTGCATCGACGCAAGCGCTGTAATTACAAGTTTCAGCTGGAAAAGTTACCGTGTCGAGAAATATTTGAGTCAAGTTTTTTACTTCAAGATCAGATAGTCTCTCTGCACTACCTTTAGAAACTAAAATATAAAATATTTGCCTAACATTTTCTATATTTTGAATGCAATGGTCATCATACTCCCCGGTGGTATCATAAAGATGTAGGATACCATCGCTTTTTCCGGGGACAATAATAAAGTGATTAACCGATGGATCACCACCATCGTAATTTGTTTTGAAAAACACAGAATATAATTTCCCATGAGATTTAATAGGATAAATTAAAGATGTGTCAGTTGCCGAGCCATCAGAACCAAGATTCCCAGTTATTGAAAATTCGCTCACATTCACATTCGTGGCAACCATCACAAACATTCCGGGATACATATTGGTAAAGTAATAACTCCCAGAACCAAAGTAACTTGTACCGTTTAAAACTTTGCCATCAGAAGGCTTTGGTTGATAATTGTAACCATAAGGAGAACTAAGGTCTTCAAACGGATCAATATCGGTGTCATAAGCCTGAGTATGGGTTGATGGAACTGATAATACTGGATCAACACCATCCTCTTTTGCTGTATTATAATCCTGTGTCAGATTAGTATTTATAAAATTACCACCATCATACATGTCATTATTTCCATCATTTATTCCCCATTGTTGGTATGAAAGTGGAACATGGAAGTCTAACAATTCACCTGAATTACTCAATTTTGCATAATTATACCTTGTTGCTCTGTTATATGATGTGAATCTTCCAACAACATAAATATTGCCATGAATGTCGTAAGTTATTTTCTGCACTCTTCCATCTGGGGAGACACCGCCAGCACCTGATCCTGTGTCATCATTAAAACCGCTACCCGTGTCAAATGAGACATCTTTAGTTCCGTCTGAATTAAATCGAATTATGTGACCTTGTCTTTGGCCGTTATACTCATTGAACCATCCACCAACTAATATTTTTTGATCTGGCTGTACATTCACATATTGTACATTGACAGAGGTATCATTGGTATTTACGAGCCCTGTGCCCTCAGTCTCAAATGACGCATCCAAACTTCCATCAGAGTTTAGTCTTACTACTCCGGGATTGCATGGACTTCCATTAAATTCTGTGAACCAACCTCCAACTATGATCTTGCCGTCATCCTGTTGATCTACGCTATAAACACGACCGTTGAATCCAGTACCTATAGTATCTGAAAAATCTGTATCTTCTGTGCCATCGGCATTGATTCTATGGATATGTTCTGGAAAGTTGCCACCTAAAATGACTTTTCCATCGCTTTGCACATGCAAATCTTGAATGACATCATTGATCCCATTTGTCAGCCAATTTGTAGTAAAAGCTGTATCTTCCTGACCTTGCTCGTCAAGTTTAATTAAATGATCAACTGTGTTTCCAGTATTATGTTGTGAAAATTGTCCGCAAACTAATGCGCTTAAATTAGGCAAAACATGAACAGCAAAGGCTGGCCCATCAAAACCATAATTGTAGGTAGTAGAAGGGTCGTATGTGACATCGATAGTGCCATCAGAGTTTAGTCTACAAATTCTACCAACATTATTGCCATTTAAATTTGAAAAATGGCCAACAACAACCAACTTGCCATCGGATTGCTCATAAACATCTCTAACATATCCATCATTTGCCCCTCCGAAATCTTCTGTAACGAAAGAGGCATCCTCTGTTCCATTAGGGTTGAATCTTCTTAAATTTTTAAAACCAGATGTAGCATCAATGCCACCCAATAAAACTTTTCCGTCTGTCTGAACATATGCAACAGCGCCGATTCCAACTCTCAAAGATGTATTAGCATCAGCATCATCTGCAAAATAAAATTTTTCGTTAAAACAATTTGTAATTCCAAGATGGGCAGCATTCAGGTTTTTAAGATAAGTATTAATGAGCATTATTTATACCTTTCCACAAAATACTTATGTATCTATGGAAAAGTTATAGCAAATTACATCATATTAAATACAATTGGAATCGCTTGCGTATTGATTATCAAAAAATGGTATATTGAATTTACGGCCTTTAACCTTTGTAAAACAGTCAATATTATTCTGTATATCATTTCCAAGAGTTCTACATCTAGTGCTTATGACAGCGTTATGCTCACAATCAATTAAATCAAACCTCATGGCTGTTTGGCCTTCTCCATTAACAAATTTTTCACCATAAATTACTGATTCTTGATTATACTTTTTACCAAGATTAATAACCTCATCTCTTGACATATGAGGAACTATGAAAGATGGTTCTTTGTGCCCATATTGGCCAGATACTTTAATAGGACCGTAATTATTCTGTCGTAAATCAGCTTCCAAACTGCTCATCAACTGCCAATTTTCTCTATTTGAAAGCATTTGAGCTTGGGGATTTGCTGCTGTAAGAATGGCAAGCTTGTCTATACTATCAATATCACCAAGTAACATTCTTCTGACATGACTGAATCCAGCCATATTGTCAGTATCTTTACCTTCCAGCCATTCCTTAAATCCAGTCATCAAATCCTCCTTAATATATAGAACTTTATTCGTTAATCAAAATACTAGTTATTGAATCTTTACAGAAACGCATAACCTCAAATTCTGGCAAATACTTTTTCAACTCATTCTTTTCTATAAGTATCGGGTAACCAGTAATAATATACATCGTGTGAATTGAATTCGCCAACCCGAAAAATTCACATTGAACTTTGACAGGTTGATAATCCAATCCTCCTTCATCGTTGAGAACAGTTGGATCGTCAGGATCGCAGGTCCAAGGCATGAGAGTGTAATGAGTGGCGCTTTCATCCACAATCATCCACATGCCCCAAGGAGTGCCGTTGCCATCAAAATCAACACGATCTAGTTTGGGATCACATGATTGAAAGTCGGCTTCCTCTTGTCCTTTTTCAAGCAACTTCTGGTGCCATAGTTCTCGATCTTCTTGATTCAGAAGATCGAGAACAAAAGCGTCCTCAAAAATTTCACCTATCATATAGGTGTCTTGATTAGACGGCCCAGTTTTTGGCGACGAAAATTCCATAGTTTTCCTCCGGTGCTTCGGTTTTAGGATTGAAAGAAGACAACTTGAGATGAGAAAACTTGCTTCCAAGTTTATCCAAAATCAAACTTGTGGCATCCTTAGCAGCATACATCACCTCATCAAGGTAGTCAGGTTCTGATTGCAATTTAGTCAACCAGCTTTTCATATAAGCGGAGGAGTTTTGAATCAAATCATCTCCTTCCCAATCATGCATGCCCAAGATTGACATGAGACTGATGCAAGTGAATTCAGCTACCAATTCCTCCCTCGCATAAGCATCGTCCGGTCCAAAGAATGGATCATAAGTCCCATGAGGTCGGTTTAGCTGCTTCTTGGTGCTATGCACAAGCTCATGCAGCAACACAGCATAAAATCCCTTGCCACTCTTAAATCGTTCGGGCTTCGGCATGTAGATAGCATGTTCTGACAAGCGATAAAAAGACCTCTTTTCCATGGGATCATCGTGGAAAATCAAATTGCAACCCAGAAGACCCGGAAGCGCATCAAGTTCAGGACAACGAATGATATTGATTTTGTCATCATAAGTAATGCGACACTCATGCAAGTCATTCTTACGCAATTGATCGAGAGCATCTTGTTGCTCTTGAGTTTGTGGGTCCATATCATCCAAATTCATTACATAGAATGGTGCCCATCCTGTATGATCATAGATAAATTCACCATCGCTATCTTTAGCATAGATATATTTTCCATTTGCATCTGTTTTTGGATCACCATTTGCTTCGTGTTCGATGCATTTGCTCATTTGTGGAGCAAACAATGTGATAGGATGAGTGCCCTTAATACAATGAAGTCCGGGGACTACCTTCTTCCATTGACCAACAGTCCCAAACCAATTGCTGCTATATTTTAAGATAGCACAAGCAACCTGAAGTCGAATGAAGTTCATCTTTTGGTACGCCTCTCCAGTAATCACCTTCTTCGGAGTAGCGTTAATGATAAGACTGCCATTTTGAATTGCTTTACCGTCATCTAGTTGATGTCGCCATGGAATCACGCCATTTTTGAGATTATCGACAATTGCAGTTTTCATGGCCTCCATTTTGGCGAGAATCTTATCTCGTCCCTTCAAGCCGGTAGCATTAATGTCTGGAAGACCTACGCTGGTCCAAACAGGAGTCCTTTTTACTGGGACATAATCTGAAGGAGATGCTGAAACTTTAGGCGTATTTTGCTCGACGGTATTGGTAGTGGTGCTCATTGTGAAATCCTCCTTGGTTAAAGTTTCGTATCTGAACGCACCTAACCAGACATCCAAGAAGTTTCGCCGGATTCAAAATTTATTTCTGGAAAATTTGTTCTGTATATTTCAAGTGATAGCAAGTTTTGTTTTGATAGTAACTGTTTATATTCTGAGGGGTTTTCAAAAAAGGCAGAAATCAGTTTTTGATCCTGAATATCTTGTTCTAAGCTGTCTATATTGCTTTGTTTTTTTCCAAATCGTGTAAGGGTTGGCCAAGAATACAATACAGAATTTTTGAAATATAATTGAAAGACATATGATCCAAAAATGTCGGATATATTTCCAAGATTTTGAAAAATAAAATAATAAGGTACGGCTTCTCTTTTTATTAAAGTGTTCAGACAATTAAATGGCATCAAAGCATTTGATGTGAAAGGTTTGCTTATACTTATTTGAGCATCAGGTTGAAAGAATATTTTTCCTAGATTGTCTACATCTGTTGACCCGTTTATGAAAGATGTTTGAACAAAAGGTTTTATTCGACAATTTAAATTCTTTACTATTGAATTTCTACTGATAAGTTTTTCCCATGGAAACCCTCTGTGCCACATATGAGTAGATGTGGTAGCTTGAAAAGGATCAAGAACAGCATCTTCAGTTACAAACAAATCTATGTCATGTTCCGAATTTAAAAAATTACCTATCGTAACTTTTTCAAATAGATAATTAAGCTCTGTCTCTTCATCTAAATCAACTAGAAATATCGTCTTTGCCTTCTGGCGATATGCATACAACATCCCAAGATTGAGTCGAAATTTGTCATCTTCATCGATGTTCGTATAAAGTCTAAAATCAATATTTTTTTGATCGTCTAGTGAAATATATTCAAAATTTTCATAGAAAATTGGTAGTTTTTTAAATGAGTCGTGATCGCTTTTTGGTTTTGCTAAAAATAAAATTCTTACGCCATGGGATTTGTAGACATCAAATATATTAAATATTTTATCCGTAGGTTTGTCTGGGGCTAAGCAAATAGCAAAATTCATCAAGTCAAATTTCCATTGATGTCAATCTGGTGCCACTCCGCAGTTAAACTGCTTCTCGCATCATTAGGTGGTTCTGCGGTAAAATAATACAGAGCTAAACTATTTCTACAAATATTTTGTGGGGTATTTAATGGATGCGGGTGGCCATGCAAAGCGTCTTTTGTTGTATCAAAAATTACTGCTCTATTGAAAATTGGCATTATATCATGAACTACTTTTTTGGTTCGTTTATCAAATAATTGCAAAGAACCACCCCATTTTTCATCCCAGTCTCTATTTAAATAAAGCAACAGATTGAGTCTTCTGTACCATTTTTTATTATTTGGATGTTTCGCAAAATCTTCGTGAACAGATAATTTCCCACCGTTAAAAATTCTATGCATCCCACCGCCAGCAAAAAAGGGGTCTCCAAATAGATTTTTGATACCTGTTAAATCTCTTAAAAATATAAGTGTTTGGGTTGTATTCATAGACTGCAAAAATGATTTGGTGTGTTGAGGAAGGCTCGAAATGTCCTGTTCTTTCCACGGGATGAATAATTTATTAGCCATATTGTCGCCAGCTACGGGGTCATAACCCCAAGCTTGAGGTTGCTCGAATTCATAAGAAATTTTGTCTAATAGGCTGATATCAGAAATAAAGTTGTCAATAACTACATGTGGGAATGGTTTTGCGTACACAAATTTTTCGTGTAAACTTGCTCCAAGTGAATAATCAAACATTTTGACCGTCCTTAGTATAAATCAGTAAGTAATTTTTATAGTTTTTTACAATTTTCGTAAAAATATTGACCATATTTCATTCTATTTTTTAACCAAAATTCTGGATAAATTTCTTCGGCGGTTTCTTGCTTGTATATGCCTCTGAACAAATGAGTTGCTACTAAATTATCTTTATATTGATATGATTGAAAACAATCAGGTCTTCCATGCGAATATTTCCCAAATCTTGGTGTTTTTTCAATACTTTCTCGAAATATCTGCATGGGCAGATGTGATGTCCTTAGATTCAATTGCCAACCTGTGTCTTGATTTTTTACCAAGGTGCCTTTTTTACAATCTTGGCAATACTGCCAAGTGGCCGACAGGTCACAGTTTTTTATATCTTGCAAATAATAAGCTGCACCATAAATGGCAGGTCCAGACATGGTTCTGTGTTGAACCCCAACACTTCGATTGCCAGCCATTAAAAAACTTTCTAGAAAATCAAGATGCCCTTGAACTAACCAAAAACAATCTGGATCGTTAAAGATAACATATTTTGAATTCACTCTCCTGAGTATTTCAGTCAATTCGCTTCCATGTGGTAGGCCCTTTTCCGCAAAAGACTCCCAAAAAAACAATTTAATATTTTTATATCTTTTATATTCATTTATAAGATTTTCTAGCAGATTGTTATCGTTATGCGGAAACATTCCATCAAATATACAAAGTTCAAAGTCGTTCGGATTGTTGTAATCATAGAGCGTTTTTATTTGCCAATATAAGTATTCATAGGATTTCCAATGAACCGTTGCTACGGTCCATTTTCTAATTTGGTTTTCAGAAAAAGATGAAATTTTTACCATTTATTAATATATCTTTATCAGATTTCAATATAAATAGACTAAAAAGGTATTTATGGCAAATGTAACAGGAACATACACGACAAAATTTAGAGACGAAAACGGAATAGACCTTGGTCTACAGTTGGTCGAAACTGCATACCTAACTGCCGTCAAAGCGAATATGGTTCCCAACTATATTCTGCCAGATGCACAAGTATCGAAATTTTATTTTAAATCTGGAGCTACCACTTACAACCTAGATGACATTTATGTCAGAGCAGATTTTTGGAGACAGGGCAATTTGCTGAATTGGGGAAACAATTCATCTGCCCAGCTTGGATCACATGATCTAGTTCATAGAAGTTCTCCCATACAAACATGTGCTGGTGGTAACAATTGGATTGACATATCGATGGGTGGTTTTCACACAGCGGGAATAAAATCAGACGGTACGCTCTGGTTGTGGGGAACAAATTCTTACGGACAGTTAGGTGATAACACAACTACAACCCGTAGTAGTCCTGTACAAACGGTAACTGGAGGAACAAACTGGCAAAGTGTATCGTGCGGATATAGGTTTACAGCATCTATTAAGACAGACGGGACGCTTTGGGTTTGGGGATACAATCTTTTTGGAAATCTAGGTGATAATACCCGCACAAGTAGAAGCTCCCCAATTCAAACAGTTACTGGAGGCAGCACATGGAAACAGGCTAGCTGTGGAAAGTTTTACATGGCAGCAGTAAAAACGGATGGAACTCTTTGGTCTATGGGTCAGAACCTCTATGGACAACTAGGAGATAATTCTACGGTTCATAGATCATCACCAGTACAAACAGTAGCAGGTGGCACTAACTGGAAACAAGTTGCATGCACAGGATTTTCTACCGGATGTATCAAAACCGATGGCACTCTCTGGACATGGGGGAGTGGCGGGGCATTAGCAACCGGAGTTTTCGGGGAACCCTCTAGATCGTCGCCTGCACAAACTGTTACAGGGGGCACGAACTGGAAATTCGCAAGTGGTGGCGGTGGCCATATGGGCGCTATTAAGACAGACGGCAGCCTCTGGATGTGGGGGCAAAACAATTTAGGACAATTAGGAAATAATTCATCCTTTTTGACCTATTCGCCTGTACAAACAGTTTCGGCTGGTAATACTTGGGTTTATTTAGGGTGTGGATATGAAAATACAACAGCGATAAAAACAGATGGTACGCTCTGGGTTTGGGGGGTGAACGCTTACGGTCAAATTGGTGATAACACAAGAACCAATAGAAGCTCCCCAGTACAAACAGTTTTGGGAGGAACAGCATGGAGAAAATCAACAGGTGGTAAATATTACTGTGGTGCTTTAAATTATTTAGACTTCCCAGCAGGTACAATACCTGCTCCACCGCCCGGACCAGCACCAACGCCAGCACCCGCTCCTTGTTGGGTTGCAAGACTAGT